GAAGTAGCTTGTTTAGATGCCATTATAACACTTTTTAACAAGATAGAAGATTTAGACTTTTTAAATAAGCGTGCAGTTTTTGTTTATTTGCGTGAGCTTTCTGGATTAAACCCTAAACAGCTTTCTGTAGCAATGTCAAATGTTAGAAAACATTATAGAGATCTAAAACAAAGCAATTCAGAGTATGTTTTGTTTAAAATACTGGAGTACTAATAACATGTCAACAAGCAAAAGTATAGATAAAGCATTAGATAAAATTGAAAACTCAGAAAACAAAATAAGGCAGTTTTCTGATATTCTTGATTCTTTAACAAACACAGAAGACAAGAAAAAGCTTTTGTGGCGTGAAGCTTATCAAAATGCTTTAGAAGATAGAGAGAGTGCTAACATTCTTTTTACAGACTTACTAGTTCAATCTCAAAATAACTCAACGAATCATTTACAATTTGGTCCGTTAATGTCGAAATATCTTGAAAGAATGTCAAAATCAAATGATCAAATTCTTAGACTTGCTGAGTTAATTGCAAAAGAAGAAGAAAAACAAGGGATGTCTGCTGATGATATATTTAATCAAATAGATAACTAAATTATTCTATTTGATCTGGTCTAGGAGATTAACAACATGTCAAAAGCAAGAGACTTCCAGTTTGGAACTTCGGTAGTTAAGAAAGGTGGAACAGGATTTCTCAAAAGATCTGGATATGAATTTCAAACTGGAATTGTCAGTGAGTTTATTAATGACCCAGATGTTTACTTAGATCAACCTTATCCTGGCGACCTTTTAGGATTGATTAAGTTTCGAGATATATTCTTACCCAATCAAAACAATCTTCTAAATATAGATCTTTCAAATATTCCGAAAGCGTCAAACTTACTAAAAAACCCGGACCTAGTCGTTGATATGCCTAGATCTTCAGTTTTTGCCTATGTCATTGATGGCGGGGCTTCAAGAAAAAATGCTAAGCCTTATGTTTGTTATCCTTTTTTCCCACCTCACTTTTCTTTGCCCGTTAAGCCCGGAGAACATGTTTGGCTTTTAAAGGAGTTTAGTGGCGGTGTTGAGAATTATTATTGGTTGTGTAGAAAACATTCTACTAAGCATGTTGATGATTTAAATTATACTTTTTTTGAAAGATCAGACTCAATTGTTTCAAAGCTTCAAGATGTTTTATCAGGTAAGTCAGGAGCAGTTTCAGATATTGACATTAGATCTTATGCTGGATTTTCACAGTCTGATCCGGGAAACTTACCGCTAAGCATTTCCAACAATTCAATTTTACTAAATTCTGTCTCCAATAATGACTTTACTTCTGAACCAGTGCCACCAGTTACAAAAAAATGTGGTGACACACTAATTCAAGGTTCTAACAACGCTTTGATTCACTTAACAACCGAAAAGTTTGAAACCTCAGGTGAAAATTCAAAAACTAACTTCACAAAAGTTTTACTTGATACTAGAATTCCTTCAGAAAATAGAGCACCATTTTCACCTGCTATTGATATTTGCATTGCAAGAAAGAAGTCTGATTTAGAAACGCTAAAGTCAGGGATCTTAGGGGACAAAGCTGACTCAGGAGATGTCAGTGTTATTTTAAACAACAGGGGATCAGGAAATACAACGTTAGAAAACTTTGAATTCAACAAAGTAAAGGACCTGCAAAAAGAGCCACCGCTTGTAAATGCTGGGTTTGATTCTTCTGCACTTGATTGTGGTGGAAGGATATATCTTTCTAATGACTGTAATGTTGATAGTGTTTTTAGTGCAACTCCGATTCTTTCATCTCTTGAGAGTGTTGCAGGACCTTCAATTGTCACTTATTCTGATAACAATAGGGTAATATCAAATAGTTCATTAAGATTGATTAATCGCAATCCTGGTTCGTTTATCGATATGGATTCGGTTGGTAATATTAAGATACATTCTAAAAGTGACATAACAGATGTTTTAAACAATCCCGCAATTTATTTGCAGGATGGTGCTTCAGAACCTTATGTGAGATATTCTGAGCTTTCTTCACTTTTAAGAAAGATTCTTAACGATCTTGTTTTGCTGGTTGAGCTTAAAAATATTTTGATAAACATTATTGATGGCGTTCTATCTTCAGATATTGAAATTACTGGGTTAGGTTCTGTTCCAAATCCGTTCTTGGCTTTACCTCCTATTGGAACTGCATCTGCACTTTACGAGAATTTAAAAACAGCAATTAACGCTGCTGGCTTAGATTTAACAGCAGCTGAGATATCTCTTTTGCTGGGTACGTTTACTGAAATCACGGAATTACCCACGGGTGAAATGAAAGCCATGAAATCAACAAAGATTTTTGGTGAATAATATATATAAATTGATTATAGGGTTCACTGATGTCACACAGTAGATTTAATTTTAAAAGTTCGGGTATTTTGGTAACAGATAAAAAGTTTACCAATCCAGTTGTTGTTGAAAAACCAATCGGGATAAAGACACCAGTTGAAATTGGACAGAACGAAGACAGTTTGTTTAAGATGCACTATAACCCGGGCGATCAGGTTAAAGATAATTTAAGAAATTTAATTTTAACAAATTTTGGTGAAAGACTAGGAAGAGCACAATTTGGTGCTAATTTAAAAGACATTTCTTTTGATCTAACTGCAATTGATCAATATGAAAGTGAAGTTGCACAAAGAATCAGAGAAGCAGTAAATACTCATCTTTCTATTATATCAATAAAAGATATTTCAACATCAGATGTAACAAATGCTCGTCAATCTGAGGCAAATAATTTTATTGCAGCACAAGCGAAAGCTTCTGGTTTGGCTCTGATTGTTATAAGAGTAACTTATGATATCCCGAGAGCTAAAATTTTTAATCAGGCCCTTGAGGTCTTGACTTATGTAGGTGGTTAAATTGGCGAAAAATATTAAAAAACAAGTAAAGAAAAATAAAGAGGTATCTTATCTAAAAAAAGATTTCCAGTCATTTAGAAATGAATTGTTAAACTTCGCAAACCTTCATTATGGCGAAAAGATCATTGACTTTTCTGACTCAAGTCTCGGAGGCTTGCTACTTGATTTAGCTTCTTATGTTGGCGACTCAATGTCTTTTTACTTGGATCATCAATTTAATGAAGTCTTTCTTGACACTGCGATTGAAAGACAAAATGTTGAAAGATTAATAAGGAATTCTGGTGTTCCTATTAGAGGAGCCGCTGCTGCTGTTGTTGAAGTAACAGTTACAATCAAGGTTCCTTCAACAACTGATTCTTTGGGTCAGGTAGTTCCAAACATTGCATATGCGCCAATTGTTAAGTCGGGATCTATTTTTTCTTCAAATAGTGCTATTGAGTTTACACTTCTCGAAGATTTAAACTTCAGGTTAAGAGATGCAAATGGAAATATTGCTGCTGACTTTAAAATAGCTGAAACAGATGCGACAGACAACATTTCTAGCTTTTTTATGACTCTCACAGGCACATGCACTAGTTCTAAAACATTCTCAGAAAACTTTGCAATTGATGACAGAATCGTTCCCTTTAGAACTATAACACTTTCAAAGTCAGATGTTACTGAGATAATAAGTGTGTATGATTCTAACAATGATGAATACTATGAGGTTGAAAGCTTAACACAAGACACAGTCTTTAAGCGATTTGAAAATTCAAGAGATGACTATGAGCTAGTACCCGAAAGATTGGTTTTGACACCAGCACCCAAGCGTTTCGTTGCCGTATCTTCTTTGAACAGTGGAAGAACTCTACTCAGGTTTGGGTCGGGTGATGAGAACGTCTTTGATGAAGATATTGTTCCAGATCCTAGTTTACACGCAGTAACACTTTACGGAGACAGAAAAACTTTCAATAAAGCCACAATCGACCCAAATAGCTTTTTAACAGTCGGAACTTTAGGAATTAGTCCAAGAAACACAACATTAACTGTTACATACAGGCACGGGGGTGGTTTAAACCACAATGTTTCTTCGGGTCAGATATCTTCTGTCAAAACATTAGATACAAGATTTAACACGGGCACACCGTCAAACATAGCAACAAACATAAGAGCTTCTTTATCAGTCACAAATAAAAGTCCGGCTTCTGGAGGTGAAAACGAACCAACACTTGAAGAGTTACGAGTTTCTGCTATTTTAGGTAAAAATTCACAGTCAAGAGTTGTTACTCGTGAAGATTTAATGGCAAGAGTTTATGGCATGCCTTCAAACTTAGGAAGAGTATTTAGGGCTTCTGTTAGAGATAATCCGAATAATCCTCTAGCTGCTCAATTACACATTATCTCTAGAAACACTCAGCGTGAGCTGGTTTTATCTTCTGACACTTTGAAGGAAAATCTAGCAATATATTTGAGTAAGTTTAGACTAATTTCTGATGCAATTGATGTTTTAGACGCTGCTATTATTAATCTGTCATTAGATTATTCAGTTAGTATTGAGAGAAGCTTTAATCCTGAAATCGTAATTCAGTCAATTAATGCTACACTTTCAAACTACTTTAATATTGAAAATTTTCAAATTGATCAACCAATTGTTATTGGTGAGATTGAAAACCTAATCTTAAACACAAGAGGCATCTTGTCGATAACAAATTTAACTTTTGAATCAAGAAGCGGTATTTTTGAAAATAGAATATACTCTTCTGATAGCTTTTCTGTTTCCAGGTATTTAGATAGAGGTCTTTTATTCCCACCCAGGGGCGGAATATTCGAAGTAAAGTATGTTAACGATGATATCGTTGGGAGAATAAGCTAATGTATAGAATAATTTCTGCTAGCAAAGATACCTACATAACAAACCGAATAATAAACAACAAGTTTAGAGCAACAGATGCAAATGTTGGTCAAGCAGGAACCTTAGATCTTTATAAACTCTACGCAGAATCAATAAGCGGATCAGACACAACACCGACAGAGCTTTCTAGAATTCTTATAAAGTTTGATATTGGTGAAGTTACAAAGATGCAAAATAGCGGTGAAATTGACATTGCTGACTCTAGTTTTAAAGCAAGAGTTATTCTTCACGATGTTTACGGTGGTCAAACAACGCCAAACAATTTTGATGTTATTCTTTTCCCCCTAGCTAAAGATTTTGATGAAGGTTCTGGATACGATATAGCCAGTTTTACTGATCTAGACTCTACAAACTATGTAACAGCATCCGTAACTTCTGGAATCGCTACAGCATGGGAAGTTCCAGGTGCTAACAAGTCAGGTAGCTTGGGAGACGCAGATATTGATGTCATTGTCAGTGGAACGATTCCCGGTCAAGGATCAGCTATATCTTTGAGTCCACATCAAAGATTTGTAACAGGAGAAGAAGACTTAGATATTGATGTAACTTCAATTGTTTCTGCTTCAGTTAAAGGTCATGTTTCTGACAAGGGTTTCTTAATTGCGCTTTCTGGAGCATATGAAAAGGATTCTAGGTCTTATTTTGTTAAAAGATTTGCTTCTAGAAATAGTGCTAGTACTGCGATTAGACCCAAACTAGTGATTCAGTTTGATGATAGTCTGCAAGATAATCATGAAGACTTTATTTTTGGTGTGTCAGGAAGTCTATATTTAAACAATTATCATCAAGGTCAACTAGCAAACATAGTTTCAGGATTATCTTCTACTGAACTAGTTGGTGACGATGTTATGAAGTTAAAGCTAGTAACAGGATCTTATAAAAAAATAGTTGATGTTAGTCAGGCATTTAGAGGTACAAATGCTAACAGATTGACGGGTATATACACTGCTTCTTTTGCAATTAATCAGTTTGAAACTGGTGATGTTAACGGTGACAACTTAAGACAACACATTGACACTTCTGGAAGTATTACATTTGATGAAATATGGTCAAGTGCTGATGAAACTATAACATACCTTTCATCGTCAATTACTGTTAGACCACCTGATAGATCTGCTTTATATTTTAATGAAAGAAGGATTTTGGCAACAGTTTTAAATCTTAAAGACAGATATAGACAGGATGAGAAAGTAAAAATAAGGGTGTTTGCTGAGAATGCAAACAGAGATGTTGTTTTTGTTAAGTCTCCGCTTGAAAAGAAGAGTGAAATATTTCATGAAATGTATTATAGAGTAAAAGACTTCCAAGATGGTCGTGTTATTGTACCTTTTGATTATACTACAAATTCAACAAAACTTTCTTCAGATTCTCAAGGGATGTATTTTGACTTCTTCATGGATTCTCTACCTAGAGGAAGAACATATGTTTTTGAATTTTTGATCAGGTTAAACAATATTGATACAGTAATTGCTGATGCTGCTTCTAAGTTTATTGTTGAGTAACAAAAGGTAATTTTAAAAAATGTCAAAAAAACTTTTTAGTAGAAACTCGGGAAAGCTATTTAAACCATCAGTTCGAAGAAATTTTGGGCAAGCTGCTTCATATGCAAATGCAAAAAGCCCTGTCCGGTTTTCTTTTAACAACTTTAAAGATACAAATATTTTTAGTTCTAGTTCTTTTAGATACGGTGACAAAGAAGCATTAGTTTCAACACAAGAGCTAAATATTGACTATTCTTATTTTTCTAATCATACATTTTTTCATTCTGCTGTCGCAAAAACAAATGAAGCCTTTGATCAAATTATAAATAAATTTCCTTTTGATGGGACCAACAAAGAGATTGAATCTTTTGAAGATAACTTAACAGGATTTGAAAAGTATGTCTATAACGAATTCCCTAAAAACAAAGGTTATTTAAACTTTTCCGGGTCTGCAGCATTAAGTGGTGGAACATTTTTATCTGTAAACGATTCAGCAGGTGCTGAATTTACTTCTCTCGCAAATGCTAGAACTAAAAATGGATCACAAACACTTGATCCTGCAGGCTCAGATTTTATGTTTCAAATGCATCTTAAGATTCCTGCACAGATAAATGACAATCAAATTATCTTGCAAAAAAGATCAAGCGTTTCAAATAACGTTACTCTTGCTTTGTCTCAATCGAATTCTTCTGATTCTGCTTTGATTGTTTTTGGAATTCAATCAGGTTCAAACTTTAATTACGTCACCACCGAAGCTCAAAAAGGTAGTTTTTTTCATTTAACAGCAATGTATCATGGATCTGTCGATCAGCGATTAAAGATGATAAGCTTCGATAATAATGATGTTAAAACCGTTGTGTCTTCAAGTTTGCAAGTTGAATTTCCTAACTTAAGATATGATGGAAACAATTTAACCATTGGTTCAGGTTCTGCTGCAAGAATGAACAATGAATCACTGTTGTTTGAACCTAAAGAAACCCTGTCAGGATCAATTGATGATTTAAGATATTTTAAGATCATTAAATCAGATGGTTTGATTAAAAAAGAAAGATTTAAAAGTGCTAGTGGTCAAGATGATTTAGCACTATACTTTAAATTTAACGAACCTTATGGTGATTATTCGGGAAATAGTATTGCGTTAGATGCATCAGGAAACTCTTTTAATACAAGCATTTCTAATTTTACGATAGATAACAGATTAACAGGTTCTGACAATCCAATGAAGTCTGAACTTTTATCACAGTGTCCAGTTCTTTTTCCTGGTTTCCCTTCTGTGTCATCTTTAAATGCTGACTTAATAGCTTCAGGTTCAGAATACGACGAATACAATCCTAACTTAATTACAAAACTTGTCCCACCTCATTATTTTCAAGAAGGAAATCAACTTGAAGATTTTTCTGAAACACTCGGAAAGATATCTTCTCAGTTTGACAATTTAACAAATGTTAGATCAAATCCCTTTAATTTGACAAGTGCACAATTACTAGTTAGTTTCCTTTTAACGTGGGCAAAGTTTTTTGATGAGATCAAACTTTTTATTGATAATTTTTCTTTATTTTTTGTTGACTATGAAGATATGGACACAGTTGCTGATAAGCTTTTACCTGCATTAGGAAGAAACTTAGGAATTGATGTCCCTAGACTATTTAGGAATTCAAACCCTAGCCAGCTATTTTCAGGTGTTGATTTAGAAGCAGAAGCAGCAACTTCTGCGAAAACATTATATCAAATTCAAAACTTAATCTGGCGAAGGCTTTTATCAGATTCTTCAAACCTAACACTTTCCAAGGGAACACTTGATAGCATTAGGTCTGTTTTTAGATCTTCAGGTATAGAGCCAGAAAATATATTTGACTTTAGAGAATACGGTGGCGCAAAAAAGAGAAGTCTTGAGGGCTCTAGGAAAGAAAAGAAAGACGTTGTGTGGATGTTAGATTTCTCAGGATCTGTTGATCATAAGAATGAGCCAGTTAACGCACAAGGAATCAGTTTGACTTCACCGCATTTAAAATCAGGTTACCTTTCTGGATCTAGATTAGAAGTTGGTAAGCCTGAAATTGATGGTACCTTTGTTGATAAAAACAGATATTATCCACATGGAATTAGTAATGATTCTTCTGATGGGCTTTTTACTTCTGGTTCTTTTAACTTTAATGGGACTTATCTTTTCTCTGCAAGAAATTCTCATGATAATCTCCAGAGCTTAGTAAGATTACATGTCACAGGAACAGTAGCACCTTCTGATTCTGAAGCTTGCGCTTTAAACTTGGTCAACAACAAGCAGCAGAAAAAACTTAATTTATATTTTAAGGCAGATGCAACACCACTCACTACAACACCAGTTCAACACATGTTCTTAACTGGAATTGATATCGTTGATGGCGACCTATGGTCGATCAATTTTGGAAGAAAGGGAACACATGAGACACTGGGCTTGCAAGACGAATATTATCTTAGGGCTTCAAAGTTTATTGCAGGAAATATTGTCGAGAACTTTTACACTTCTTCTTATTTTGACAGAAGCCTCTCTTCTGTTTTTTCAAACATCACGACAAGCAACACAAGTGGCTCTTTTATTGTTATTGGTTCTCAAAGCTTAGGATTAACTGCTCCACTTGGCGCAGCTTTTGTTAATGATGGAAGTGATGAACAAAAAGTAACATACTTCAGTGGGAGAGCTGGCTTTGTCAATTTTTGGTCCAAGTCAACAACAGAAGATGAATTTGAGTCATATTCAAAAAATCCAAACTCAGTTGGTTCAGACGATCCGTTGATAAATTATAATTTTAACAAAACTCTTACAGGAAGTTTTGAAAGATTAAGATTGACAACAAGCGGAAAGCAGGCAACGACAGGTTCTGATTCATCAGGAAACATTAGAATTTTTGATTTTTCTCAAAATGATATTCACTTAGATGCCACGGGTTTTGAAAGCTCAAAACAAGTTATGAATCCAAGCTATGTAATATACGAAGAGTTAGATGCAAACTTTGATATTAATACTGCAAAGAACAAAGTTAGGGTCAGAGGATTACAAGACTCAAACTTGTTAAAATACCATGAGTTCGCATCAATATCACCAAATAACCAGACAGTTCTTTCCGAAGAAGTTGTTGATGATAATAGATTTTCGATAGATATGTCTGTGATGCGTGGGCTTAACGAGAACATGTTAACCATGTTCTCTGACTTCAAGCCTCTAGATGACGCTCTGGGGGCGCCTAACATTATGTTTGCAGATCACTATCAAGATCTTGTTAATCTAAGAAAGATGTATTTTGAAAACGTCTTAGAAAAGCTTGATTTAGGTAAATACAGAGAGTTGTTTAAGTGGATCGATAATGCATATTCAGACCTTGTGTTGTCACTTATTCCTAGAACGACAAACTTTTTAGGAATTAACTTTGTTTATGAGTCACATGTTTTAGAAAGACATAGATTCAAGTATTTGTTTGACGAGATATATCTTAGATCCCTAGATAGAAATTGTTCAGGTAATCAAAGCTTGCCTTCTGAAAACACCCTTGAAGAAGAATCACAAGAAGGAAATTCAAATCAAGGTGATTTTGAGGGCGGCGCAACATACTTTTAAGAGATAAAAATGTCCATTTCAAAAACAAAAACAATTAAATCAATCGAGATTGCTGAGGATCAAAAAAGAGGAGGCTTTCTCGGTTTTAGAGATGTACCCGTCGATGAAACTCCTGTCAAGTTTTTGCCTAGCATCGGAAAACAATCTTTAACGGATTTTTCTGGCTCAGTTAAAACTAGTGCAACTCAAAGAATCGGACAACAAACACGAAAAACAAAAACCGCAACAATAACCTTAAATATTGAAGACAATTCTCTTAAGCAGCGAAAAAACAATAGAATATCGATTGTTGGACAAAAAAACTCAAGATATGATACCAAAAGTATTATTGATAGTGGACGTCAAGGAATAAACGTAAAAAATGATAATCAAAGGGTTATGGGATTAAGGCCCTATATTACTGCCAATAGTAAAAGAAGTTTTGATAATCAAGGAAGAACTGATGATCGTGCTGAGAAATTCAATTTCGGTCAGATAAATCTATTTGAAACATATGATAAAGAAAATAGAAGACTATTTCCTTTTGTTGACTTTCCAGGAAGGATTGATCCTGTTTCATATTTGCAGATGCAAGGTGATTACCACGCTTATATGATTGTTAACAACAACGTCCAAAATATACCACAGTATGTTGATCCGTCATCACTCCGCCTTGATAGTGCTGTTGATGTTTTTGAAACGAGAGGAAATAGAATTAATTTTAGTATTTCTGATGTTCAAATCAAGGGAATTAGAGCTTCTTTGTCTGACGGTGGGTGGGAAACCTTAGGGCACCCAAGCACAAAAGGTGCCGTTATTACTGATAACAAATATGAATTTAGACAATCAAGCTATGATTTCTTTGAAGATGCTAATGATGTAATGTTTTCTGATACCTCTTTCCCGCAAAAAGGAGACTTAAACTCTTCAGGTTTTAGTTTTTCAATTGATGGCATTGTTTCAGACGGAAAATACTTATTATCTCCTTTTAGAGATGTAAAACCTAATGATGAAAACTATTCTTTGCTGAGTGAAGACCAAAAAGATTCTTTGTTAAATAATTCTAATAGAGATATATCTGAGATTGGTGAGCGTTTTAAATCATCGAATTGTGGATTAATATTTGGAGAAAGTAATGCTTTAGGGACTGATTCTATTGCATTCGGAGGACTTCTTAAGTAATGCCAAAAGTAGTAAAAAATAAATTATCAGAAGCTTATGACTTAAACCAGGGCTTAGTTATTGGAAGAGACAATACATTACAAAATAATGGGAATCTTCGCCTGTGGTTGAGATTTAATTCAACGCTCACAAATCTTTCTGAGTATGATTCTTCAACAGTCTCTGCTATTTCATATGAAGGCTCACCAGCAATTAATGAAAATGATCAGATTGGTAGGAAAACTTATTCTTCTGCGCTTTTTGATAACACAGACAACGCTAATGGCATAGTTGAATTCACAGGAGTGAATAACTTAACTACTTTTACTGATGGATCTCAAGATTTACCATTTTCAATTTCTTTCTTTTATAAGCGGAGTTCAGCTACTGCTTCTGGTGATACAGAATACTTCTTTTATAAGGGAGATCCGGATAGCCTAAACACCAATGAGTTTTATTGTTTTTATAATCACTCAACAGGAATAATGTTTCTTCTTTTAGAAGATGAAGCTGAGAATCAAAGCAAATATAAAACTGTTGGAGTGAATCTACAAAACGATGTATGGCATCACATTGTTGTTACTGTTCAGTTTGGTAATGATGCTGATCAAGATATTCAGTTTTATGTTGATGGAAGTCTGTTGACTAACACGTTAAATGCTGTTCAAGAATCAAATTACAATTCTATTAATGCTGTTTCAGATACACTTGTTATTGGTGCAAATAGAACAGGTGATTTTGAAGCTGACGGTTATTTTTCTGAGTTCAGCATCTGGGACAAGACGCTTTCTTTGTCCGAGGTAAGAGCAATATATTATGCTACGATTGAGGGCTGGAAAGCAAAGTCTGGTTTTGTATCTCTTCCCCCACGTTATATTATTGGACAAAGAGATTCTGCAACAGGTTCTTACCCTACAATTCTTAGAACTGGTGATAGAGACAGGAGAGGCAAATATAACGTTTCATTTAATGACATGTATACACAAGTTTTTGGAAAGAAATTTGTTGATGAATTTGACAATTATGGACTAGGTTCTGAGACCTCTTTTGATTCCAGTAGATGGCTGGCTTCTTCAGGTATGCGCATAAGAAAAGAAGTTACACAATCTAAAAGAGGTTCTATATCTTCTGATAGACTACTAGTTTTTGGTTTTACTTCAAACACACTGGGTCGTTGGATTCAGACAACAGAGACTTATAGAAATCCAGTCATAAGGTTTTCTTTAATCCAGGGTCCACTTGAGAGTACTGTTGGTAATTTAAAGCTGGTTGAGGGTCAATCAACTGACACTCTAAAAATTCAAGCTAGTAACGATGGAAACACATGGATTGATATTAAAACTTTCACACCTCAGAAAAACCAACAGTCCTTCTATAGAAATCGTAATGCTGATTTAAAAGAGCCAGATTATAAAGAGGCTTTTAGGAGTAATCAAGTCCTCTATAGGGGAGACTTTTCAGGAATTAGTGGTGATTTTTACATTAGATGGATTCAAGAAGAAAACCTTAGAACTAGAAAACCCGCAGCAGTCTGGGCTATTTCTAGAATTGAGATTGAGGATCTTTCAAGTCAGAATGTTAATGCACCCTTGATGATTGATAATTCTTCAACTGCTGGGGTTAAAGCACATTCTAATGCAGTTGCTAGCCCAAATATTGTCCCGCAATTACAGACAAGAGGTCGAGTTTTAAAAGGCGTTAGTGATTCACACATTACATTCACTCCTGGCGAAGATATATCTCCTTTTAATGAAAGCCTAGCAATTGAAGATTATAACAAACTGTTTTATTCTTCTGGAATTGATACTGATGTATATTCTGGATTTAATCAACCTACACGTGACAAGACAAAGATACTAATATCGTTAAATAGTGATGATACTGAGACAGACCCTAAATCTTTTGGCATGGAATCACCTGTTACGACTGCAGATCCCAGCGATGAAACAGGCACAGGTGCTCAAACGCTCATGGTATATTTCAATAATCAGACAAAAAGCTGGACAAACTATGTGGGTTTTGACCATTTAGATTTTAATGCAACAAGTAAAACTGACATTGAAAATTATCTTAGTTCTGCACAAGGCCTGGGTTTTGGCCCTATAAATTGTGTTGCTACTGCTTCAGAAGCTACCGGAGAGATTGAAGAACAATTTGGCAGTGATATTCTCTCTAATTTTGCAAGACCTGTAAAGACAACAGGGTTTCCTTTTGCAAGTGATTTTGAAGTTCTCGACGATAGAACTGTTCCCATGAGTGAATATATTGATCACCCGTTCTTGCTTGAAAAGATTGTTGTTAAGTTCCCAGCAATGTTCGAGTTTGCGTCTGGAACATCAAATACAGAAAATCAAGCACAAAAAGCATTCAGATTAAGTTATAATCAATATGCTACACTACCTGGAACAGATGATCCCTCAAGAAGAAAATTTGACAATCATCAAGTTTTAATTCCTACGTTTTTTGTTTTAAATCAAAGAAGGGATCAGTTTAGATCAATTCAGAACGTAACAATTTCTGACCCAGGATTCTTGAACCCTGCCAGGGTTGCAAATTATAATGTTGAATTTAACGCAAACCCAACGACAGACGGCACACCTTCAAGTAGAGAATTAATATCTTACGGTCAAATGACGTTATTTGCCTCTGCTAGTGATGGTACGTTGATAAATATTTACGATGCATTAGAAGATGGGTTAGAAAGAGATCTTTCTGTTGACATATTAGCAAAAAACGGTCAAACAGGATGGAATGGATCAGACGCCCTAGAACCTTTTACAGGAAGTTTTATCATGGAGTTTCCTTGCAGGGTTTCTCCTAGAACAAATAACAGTCAAAGAGTTCAAATTAGACAAAAAAATGTAACATTTCCCTCGACATGGATGAAAAACAGATCAATGTTCTTAAAGGATGACTTTGGTGGCAGAAGCTATTCTATTGTTGATGTTTTAAATAGATCACTAGTTAATGGCAACACTTCCTTAACTCCAGGCAAGTCATACCTCACCCCTGGACCTGCTGACACTGCGCAACCTGTAGTTGCAGAAACTGTTTCAAAAGATTCAATTGATCAAGTATCTCCTTATGTTCTGTTTCCAGAAGACAGATTAATTTTTGGCTGGCAATACCCAGTTCCAGAATTGGTTAGGTCTTTGCCCGGGAGTGATGATACAAAATTCAACAAAATGAAATTATATGGTGAGACTCAGGTTTTCTTTTACGGATCTTTGATTCAAGATAACAAAGAGACTCACAACACTTTGAATCAAAATCTAACTTCAGACGCTGTTCATGAAATAGTTGGTGCAGAAAAAGTTTTAGATCAATTTCAGACAAACATAAGACATGAATATACTGGTAGCTTTATTGACCAGGTAAATTATTACAGAATAGAAGGTGTTGTAAGTGATGAAACTCAGCCAATAGACAGTTTTGTTGTTAAGCCACCTTATCAAAGAGATCCAGTCTCAAGAGTTTCGGTTTTTGATGAATCAGGAAGAAAATACAAAGTTGGAAGCGCAACTAATATCTACTCCTTTAATGGTTCAACATCTAACAACGATATCTCTAATGTTACTTTAGCTTCAAGCTTACTTAGGGGTTTTAATCTAAAGTCAGAAAGAAGAATTGCAGATGCAAATTATAAAAATGATTCTTATTGGTTTGATTACGGAACATATCAAAACTACAAAAATCCTGACACTGATGATGGCCCAAATATCTTTAAACATTCAAAAGTATACTTTAATTACCAGCATTTTGGTCATGTTAGGGACATGTTTGAACAAGAGAGGGATACAAGGTTTGGTTTAGGTCACCCCTCAGCAAAATCAATTGAATCTCCCGTTGTTGTGGAATTTGTTTCGGGTTCGTTTAATGCTAACAAGTTAGATTTTAAGAGTTTCAGTATTAGAACCCCCAGTCAAATTGCGAACAATTCAGACACGCAAAGCTCAAACATGAGTTTAAACGCTACTAGCTCATTGCCATACTTTGATGACATGACTGCTAGAAACAGATAATTGTTAACCTAAAAATTGTAACTGAGTATAATTAAATAGCATGGCAGGCATATTAGACAGTAAAACTAGATTTATAGATTTAATCTTGACACAAGAAGGTAAGCGTCAGCTTGCAAGTGGTGATTTAAGAGCTGAATTCGCTTCTTTCACTGACATGCACGCTTTTTATGACAGCACGCTTGGTGCAAAAGACGCTACAAGCAGGATTTATTTTGAAGTTATGGACAGGCCTGAAAATGTCATTGTTTCTGAAAAAGATGACAAAGGTAGAATAATTGAGATGAATGTATCAACCACTGCTTCTATTGTAGGGGACAATATTTTTCTTACCAGCTATGAAAATTCAGATGTCGGTGAATTATTAGCAGCAGATGGTTCTATTTTTAACAGTCTTTCATCAGATTTAATATCAGGCTCTATTAATCATTTCCAAAAAAATTATTTAGTGGGGACTAAAAATAGAGGAACAGAAAATAATTTTACTGTTGACAAGAAAAACATCTCGTTCACAATATCCAATTCTTTTCCTTTTTCTCGAACACCTCTCGATAAAATAATAAATGTTAACGATGCTGAACCTTTCTTTTTGGATAAAAGATTGGCATATGTTTCTGCAAATCAATTTTTACCACCAGTCAATGAAGATGGTTCAAGTTATGGTAATTATACAGATTTTAGAAACACAACTCAGCAATCATGGCCAGATATAAAATCAACTTTAGGTGACATTGCTTTTTCTGCACAAACAGGACTTGATCTTTCTAATGATTCTAACGTTAGATACGATTCTTCTGGAGACTTTAATGTTTTTAATAGAGAAGATTTGGTGCCTGTTGAAAGTGTTTCTTTAAAAGAGTTTCAAACAATTTCATTTACAGAAAAAAGTGAATTTAATAACTTCTTCTTTCAGGTTTATGAGACAAACAGCGGGTCTATTCAAAACAATACTAGTCCTATGCAGAACTCAATTAAAAAACTTGACTTAATTGATGGTGGCGTTTTTTATGATGAAAATGACCCAAATCAAAGATACGAAAAAAGAGTCATATATGCTGGCAAAGTGTTTATAGATGATTACAATGTTCCAACTTTTATAAATATTTTCACAATCGTGATGGATTGACTTATGATTATACTTAACAAAAATAAAAAGAAATTAATTTTAAATGGTGTTAAGGGTTCACACAATTTTGATACATTTCCCACTTTAATCAACGACATAAAAAAAGAAGAAAAAAGTGTAACAAAAAGAAAGAAAAAAAAATTTTTGAGCAATTTTTCTTCGCAGGATAACGAGAAAAACTTACAAATCAAACTGTATCTAGTACTAAACAAAGAATCTATTTTAAATGGTGAGATTAGCAAGATGGAAGTCCTATTAGAGCGTTCTAAACTACCCGAAGAAACTTCTCGTACTATCGGTAAAGGTTCACCCAAAAGTCAAAAAAAATCTTCACAAGGTTTTTCCTATTCTAGAGAAAAGCTTTTTGATGAAAAATCAAATACAGTTAACGATATCAGTAAGAAAAAAAAGAATTCAAAAAATAGTGGAAGATTTATTTCAAAAAAGATTAGAAGTTATAGCGATAGAAGCAGAAGTAATATTACTGATAAGATGAAAGATGAGAATTATAGAAGGGTTGGGTACTTTAGTTTTGATGATGTTATAAACTCAGAAACTGTTTCAAAGTTTAACTCACCTAATTTTTCTAAAAAAGAAGTATTGGGTGAAAGGAAGAAATATATTCTTGAAAGCAAAATCCCAGAAAATAAAACAAGATTTAAAAAAGCATCAGGTTCTGGTAGAAAAATAAACCCAGAATTAAACAAACGCAGTTTTGCTGGTTCTAGGGTTGAAGACATTGAACAGGACATTTCTAAGTCAAAAGATTTAAAGTCTTTGTTTATCTCAGATGATATTACAGAAGCTTCTTTGAGATCTAAATTGTCATCCAGACTTCAGACAAGTTTTATTTCGAATGATGAAGCTTTTAAAGATTTGCAAAAAAATTCTTCAGTTTCAGACTTGAACTTAAACAGTTCTAGATTTAAAGAGGGTGAAAAAAGAATTCTCAGCTCAGATAAGGATTTCTCTAGCTCAACTGCTGTTGCAATTAATCAATACAATGGTTTAATTCAGAAACGTTTGTCCACATCATTAAGTTCTATTGATGAGTATGTTATAGGACAATATTCCCAGATAAGAAATATTGATTTATTTTCACAAGTTTTCAATATTAGTAAAAGCAAAATCAATGATTTGACAGACGGTAACCAACTTTCTTTTTTAATAAAAGCTAGAGATAAAAAAGGAAGGGTTGTTGATTCTTTTTCGCAGCAAGTCAACTTAACGGAGTTGAGGTATTTAAAAACATTTCCTGAACTTGACTATGATTTAAGTGCTACCAGGAGGGGGACAAATAATTTTATTAAAATTAAAAACAATGATGATGCTCTCCTGAGTTTTAATGTATATAGAAAATCTTTTAAAAACTCTAGGGATAGAAATTTTAAATCTTATGTTTTGATAAGAACCTTGAACATAAGCCCGGGTCAATCTGGAAAATTTAAAGATCATGTACCGTATGGTAGTGCTAATTATAGGGTAACAATTTCCCACAATGGTTTTGAGATTAATAATTTTAAATCAATCGAAGTTAAAGACACCAAATCTATTGTAAGACTAAATCTTGACGATACTGTTAATATTGTCGCTAGGAATTCTAATCAGGATGGTCATGAATCTATTAAGATTGACATATCAAACATTCCTATTAGCGTTAAAAAAATAACAGTTGTTAAAAAGATACTAAGCAAAAGACAAACTTCTTTTTCACAAGTTTCTTCTTTTGCTTCAAGGACACGATCGCAAATTGCAGATAAAATTCTAAATGACAACCCGTTACTCGTCGATGCTGAGACTATTTTTGTTAACACATCATCACCGTTAGTATCTTATTCTTTCTTTGATGATGATGTTGAAGATCAAGAGGTTTATGAATATAGAGCAAAGATGACTTTTTCTAATGGTGAGACAAAAATATCATCAACTTCTGCAATAGAAATGTTTGAGAAAAGACTTGGGCTAATAGATCTTAATTCTTTAGTTGTTTCTTCGGGTGGTGCTTTAGAGCAAAACACTTTTGGAAGGTCAAATAATTCATTTACGCTTAGTGGTAGCGTTAGTAACAAGACAAACGAGATAACTAGGGCTTTTGAAGAGTTGGGAAGAAATAATTTTGAACTCTTCAAAGATGATTTGGGACAGATTAGAGAATCAATATCAAAAAATCTCTCTCTGAAGGTGGAAGTAGTTAATCAAAACAGTTTTGAGTCAATTGACTTGGGTGAGGTTCAAGTGACAAACATATCTAATAGTGATTCAATTCAATCTAAAAGTGCAGTCGATTTTAAATTTAGTGTGCCCGTTTCTGTTGACTTTTCTAATGACAACATGTTTTTAAAAGTTACACCTTTAACAACACTAAATAGTGATATCGTCTCTCAGGTTAATGAAAAAATAGATAGGCTAGTTTTAGATTCAGTTGTTTCAAGCGATCAATCTTATAATCTTTTAGGTGCAAAAAAGAAGTTAGAAAAGCTGAGTGATAGAAATAAAAGTTCTGTTTCTAGGAAGTTTTCTAGCAGGGATTACGCTAAAAAAGGCAGAATTATTGCGCCAGGAACAAAAAGCGCTTTTAGTAGATCTGAGTCAGTCATCGAAAAAGAAAGCACAGGTGATATTAAATACATTCCAATTGCTAGCAACTTAAGTTTAGATGATAATACAGTAAATGTTAACTTTGATGGTATGACTTTTTTGAAAAGTGACGAAGATATTTTAAAAAGAATTCGTGAGGATTTAAGTATAAGAGGTATAATGAATTTGAACTTGAAAACAGGCGGTAGAAATGTTGATTTTGTGGCTATTCATAGCATTTCAAGAAATGGACATATAAACAATCATGGTATGCTCTTCAAAAGCCTTGAAACTGAAAAAGGTTTTGAGCCTGAAGAGCGTGGTATTCTTCCACTCAAGTGTTATTTTGAGCTAGATAATCCTGCGGGTATATATAAGTTCTTTGCTGTTGTTGTACAACCAAATGGCACCATATCAAGGCCTATTCATGTTAAAAATTTAAAAATTGACAGTAGATCTGTGGAGGTGTTTTAATGGGTAACTGGGGGAACAATGACGACTTTGATGTTACCATTCAACCAGATGATTTTTCAGGTTTAGATAGCGTTAGTCCTGCAATAGAGCAAGGCAGCGGTGGTTCGACGAACACAGAAGATGTTTATTCTCTCCAAGCTTATTTCGGTAATCGTGCTGAGCAGACAGGCGGGGGTATTACACAACAAAGTGAACAAGTCGTAAATACGAATACTTATACCACGTCTGAATCTGGACTTCTTCTTGGGGGTTCTGGTGATATTATTAATCTTCCTGATGAAGTTTTAAACGAAGAAACTTTAGAAGCTATATCAAACTCATATGCTTCTGCAGCGTTTAATCTAATTGCAAGAAGAGGAATTAACCCGATTAGAGCAGAAGTGTTAGGTGTTCATGAGTTTGTTCCGATTGCAAAAGGTGAAGATTTCACAGTTGATCAAAGTAGTATAACCTTAAACTTCGGAGCCGACAACCCAACAGTCGTTGTAAACCAAGTTGTTAGATTGATTGAATTACACAGAACATTAATCCAAACAGCAAACTTACTTGCTGAACAACTTATTGTTGATGCATCGGGATTTACAAAAGACCAAATTGACGGCGGGATTTTACGAGCTCATTATGATATGACGAATGTGACAGGTTATTTTGACAGTGTTTTTGAAGCAGCTTATCCTTATGGAAGTATATTTGACTCTGATGTTGAAGTTATTTTAAATAAATTTGTCGATGGTTTTTTTCAGGTCAAAGATTCTGGTCAATACCCTTTTACTATAGGTTTGATCAATCTAGAGCCTTACTCTTTGTCTGAATCTGCAATTAATTTTGGATTTTTAAATCTTGATCAACTTGATTCAAATCTAATATCATCAGAAAACAAAGACAACGAATTTTCAAAAACTGCTGTAAAAATTGCCATTATTAAAACTTTGATTCCAGCAATTGTCACTTACATAAAAGAAATTGTAAGTCTGCAGTCTACATTGAATAGTGCTCTTAATTTCGCTAATCTAGATTTGAACGCTGCTACTGATAATTCAGATAACTATTCTAAAATAATTTCAATTTGCACAGGTCAAAATTACGGTGGGCTCACCGGGGTAACTTCTTTTTTAGATTTTGGAACAGGGGTTTCAAACGCAGCTGGCAGCAACAACACCATAAATTTTTTAAATGTTGTTTCAAAACTTTACACAGAGTGCATGTTCATAAGAAATCATCCTCCCGGTGATTATGTTGGTGCTGTAGGCATTAGTTCTAATTATGACTATGTCAATGAAACAATTACTGATCAGGTTATTCTTTCTTCTATGGATTCGAATGCAAAAAAAATAAGACATGGTATTGAAAAACTTAAGCGCTTTAAACCCTACACCAGCAACATGTACAATCCTGGATTACTCAACGGTTCCAATCAGGATGCGGGAAGTACTTTTTACAGTGACGTGAATGGTGATTCTGATCTTTATGATTACGATAGCTATGGTTCTTCACTGTCTGAATCTAATGTAAATTCGATGCTGAACGCAGTAGATGGAAGTACAGATCAAGCGTTAGCTGAGCTAATAGCAGCGATTTGTTATGATCAGGTTGTAGGTGCAAATGTTAACCTAAGACAAGTCAGTTCAAATATTAGGCCGGCCGGTGTAGGTGAAAATAACGGAACAGGATTGTTTCCTGCGTTAAACATCTTGCGAGGAATCTTATATAAAGATCCTGCATTTTTTTCAACAGCGACTCAAAGATATCAAAATTATAGAAGCGCTGTTTTTAAAGAATCAGATAATGATTTAAACGGAATATTTTCAAATTTAACAGAGTTTGCTCAATTAGCTATAGGTTTAAACATTGATCCTAACAATCCTGATGGTAGATTTGTTCCACTTGAGTATAGTAATGATTTGACAGATGAGAAAAAAAATGCAGCTAAATTTATAGGTCCAGTTAGATTAGGCGCTGGTGCATTTATTCTAGATGCAGTTACTGAAGATGATACTATCTTATCAACTCTAGACAGCTTTATCTCTGAGTTTGAATCTGAATTTAAAAAAGTCAGAAACTTTATAATAGATTATTATAGCTTAGGCTTTGACTTTTCAAGCAGTGATGGCGTTCACGACAGTGACTTTGGATCTGCTGGTAAGATTAATAGTCCATTAAATCCTTTAAGTTATTTTTACTGGTATATGGATCTCTTAGCAGATGAACTTGAGGACGCAATCAACAGACTCGAAGGCGGCCCCGAACCTGACTCTGGACATCAACAAGAGGCTTTTCTTTTAGGTCTTTTTGCAGAAAGTGGAAAAGATGTTGAAAGTATGATTAAGTCATTTAAATCGGCTTACTTTGGATTCCTTGTCGCTAAACAAGAGTACAGTGTAGGAGGATTAACAAACATTACCATGGAACGGGAAGACGTCAATGCTCTCTATCAAATGTTTTGCTATAGGACAGATCTAGCATTAAGAAGTCTTTTTGGAGGTTTTTTCTCCGGAGCTGGGGGTTTAAAAACTGGCGATACTGAATTTAATTCGATAAATGACGAATTTACAAGTTTGTTAACAAATGGAATAAATGATTTAACCAATGATGAGTTTGAAGATGCCCCAGGTTCTAATAAGAGATTTGGATATAATAACACTGTTGCTTATCCAGGAAGTAGTCCTGATTTTCAAAGCTTAGGTACTCGAGTTGGTGCAAAGAACAATCTTGGTCATGCTGTAGGTATTTATGATTCGGGTAGGGATGGTGCCTACGAGGATGATACATTTGCCAGGGACCTTTTTGGAGGATACAACGGTCGATTGCGAGGTATCAGGCCTTCGTTTGAATCTACATATCTGCATCATGTTATGAGAAACACACCCATTGTTAGTGGCTTAGCTAGCGCTGTGAGTGAGGTAAAGTTCCAAGATCATTTTTTAAACACCGCTACGAATGTTAGCAAGGATCGTCCAGTTGCAAACCCTGGTCAGTTTGGTGGTATATTTTCAACAAGTAGCTTTCAAAGAGCATTAATCTTTTACATGTGGGCAATGAGAATATATAAGAAAGGAGTTTCTGTTAATTTTGATTTAAATGTAGGAAACCAGCTCAGATACAATCCTGCCCTGTATTTTGCCAGAGGTACAATACAGGCTTTGAAGAGAGCGTTAATGACAGAAACTGATGGGTGGAATCAGAACAACGACCGGGATGCTGCAATTGAAGAAGGTTTTAGTAACACAGCCGAATTGATGTCTATGGTGAAAGACGCAATTAGGGTAAAGAGACATAATATCTTGCAACCCTTAGCTTTCTTTGAGAAGGTTATTGAAAATTTAAAAGAATTTAGAAATTCAGCTCAAGATAATCTTAATGTTTCTATTTCCCTTAATAGCGATTCTAGAAACTATTTAGCCGGCTCATTAATTAGAAGAATTGGTTTTCTAGATGAAGGCAATCTTGTTGCTTTAAACAATGTGACTGCTGCTTCTCTTCACAAGTCATTAACTAATCATTTCCAAGCTCCCGTAGATACAAATATTTCAAAGCTTGTTTCTGTTTATGATTCTTTTGCCGTCAATGATGTTAAGTTAATGTACAAGGTCTTGTCGCAGCCAGGCTACGGTTTGAACTCTGACGAAAACTTTGGTAAAAAAGATATTATCCATGTTGGTATACCAGCAGGTATGTTAACTGCTTTACAAAGTATGTCCTTTGATGCTTCTAATGATACTGCATTTCAAAGTGCTACTAAAATAGCGATTCATGTAGTTAAAAGAGACGAAATAAATCCTGATGTGATTTTTCATCCGAGGACATTTGTTTTTGACATGGAAAGATTTATACTACCAAAAGGGCCTACTGGTTTTGCTTCTAATCATGTTGCAAACTACTCTGACTCCTGGAGTTTTCTAGATATTTTATTTAACATGCAAGTATATCATAGTTTTGGTGGCGGTTTGGATGATGGGAGGCTTGGTGAGACTTATGGTGGAATAAGCATTCCATCATCTTTAGAATATAGTCTCAATGTAAATCATTTGTTTGATTATTACCTTAAAATGTATTGTAGACTTACTACTGGGCTTGATTATGATGAAGAGACTTTTAAAGTTTTTTCTTCGAAGCTTTTTAACGGTTCTGTTGATGCAAATATGCAACAATTTTTTAATGATTACACAAATAGTTTAGTTCAATTATACCCTTCAGCAAATGTAAATCCTGACTCTGCAATTGCATTTACAAGAGCTTTGAACGTCTCTAAGAACTATACAATATTTGCTCCTTTTGCTAGATTAGAATCTGCTTTATCTGTTAATTGTTTTGATCGTGTTTTCTCAATAATGATTAATGAGCGAGACTTTACAGCACCGGTAGATTTATTATATGGAGCTAGCTCTACTGACGTTTTTGTTGAAAATCCCTCTTTGCACCCTGATGGTAGAACACAGGTCCCACCTGTAAGACTTTCAGCACCCCAAATAAACATTGCAGATGGTCAATCTCTGTTTGATTCAAGTGCTGAACTCAGTGATAAACTTGATGAATATTTAAAAGGTCTAGATCCTAATTCTACACATGTTTCAAAGTATTCTATTCACATATCTCTGTTAAAAATTTAAATGATCAATTAAAAGGAATTACTTGAAATGGCAAAAGTAAACAACAATCCTTCGGTTTCACAAAATAATACAAATTTGTCAAATTTAAACAGTGATACAAGTTTGTTAAATTTAAATGTTTCAAGTGTAACTACGCTTTCTGCACTTGAAGAAATGACGCGCTCAGTTGATCCTCAGTCAAATGTTCCTTTTTCTGCTGATTCAAGCAGAGGTTCAACACAAGCAACTCAAACTCCTGCAATTCCAGATCCAGAAGACAGAGTTTTAGTTAGTAATGATCCAACTGAGGACGGCGACTTAATTAGCATGATTGAAGATGCCTTTTTTGGCTCTGACAAATCAGTTGAAAGTTCTTTTGAATCTAGACCACCATTTTCATATGATGCTCCGGAACCAACAAACTTTGAATGTAGGTTTGTGTACAACTATTTTACTCCTGATGAAAGGACTAATTCTTCTGGAATTCCATCAGTTAACTTATCAAATATTGACAGTCCTGATTTGACATATGGAATTCAGGTTCAACAAGGAGATAGAAACTTAAATAGTATTCCTAGGTACGTTAAAATTACTTTTAGTCCGACTAATGATCCATATGCTGAGGACTCAAATGAACCTGACAATAATGCACTAATTGAAGAAAACTTAAACCAGATCATTGTCGAAGGTGCTTTTTCTAATCCTTTTTTCACGGGTATTGAGATATTAGACACAGGTGTTGAAAGCACCATATATGGGTTTATGAAAGGCGCTATCACACTTTTAAACATAGCTACCCCTGATGATTCATCTTTAAGTGCAGCTGAAAAAATTTCAGATCTATTAGATTCTTATGGCAATGTAACGGGTCAAAACAAAAAGTTAATTACTCAACTTCTTTCAAATATTCAGAGCTCAGGAATGAAAGTTGCGCCTACTGACATAGACCCAGAGATATATGAGTTTGCTACAGATCAAATATCTCAACAGACTTTCGGAACAAAATTTAACAACCTGTTTTTTAATGACATTGTTTCGAGATCCAACAGGCTTCCTTTTACGGTTTTTCAAGACGAGATCAAGGCATTGACAGAACCAAGTAGGACAATTCAAGATGCACTCGCAGCACAGGCTGCTACATACGCTAATCGTGCTGATGAAATTGATTATCAGAACTTTGTTCCAGCTATTGATGAAGAAGACATTGCTGATCCTAGCAATCATGAAACAACAGTGACAAAAATAGGGCATGTTTTATACAAGTATGAGGTTCTAAGTAATAATTCAACCAGATTGGTAAAAAGACATGTGTTAGGAAATTATGATCAGTCTACAGTAATTGATACCCAAATAAGATATGGTGCAACTTACTTGTATAAAATTAGGTCTGTATTCCAAGTTGAAATGCCTATGACATACTATGACGCAACTGACAGCAGTAATGATGAGATTAAACTAGTTAAATTTTTAATAGCATCTGAAGGGTCAAGCAAAAGAGCAGTTTGTGTTGAGACAACACCTCCACCACCGCCACAAAATATTAGGATTAGATTAGATTACAAAAACAGAATACCAGATATTCACTGGCAATTTCCGTTTAACCCGCAGCGTGACATCAAAAGATTCCAGATATTTAGAAGAAATTCTGTTAATGATCCTTTTACATTAATAGCTGAATATGACTTTGATGATTCTACTTCCAGGACTAGTGTTGCTGAAGTTGCACAATCAAGCAAACTTTACAAATTAAGTTATCCTAAATTATGTTATTTAGATGTTAACTATGTTAGAGGCACTAGCCCGATTTACACTGTTGCTTGTGTTGATGCACATGGTATGACTTCTAATTACGGCCCACAAATCCAAGCAGTTTATGATAAATTTAGAAACAGGATTGTTCAAAAAATTATATCTGGCCCAGGTGCACCCAAGCCGTATCCAAACCTTTACATAAGAGAAGAGACGTTTCTAGACTGTGCAAAAATTAGTGGATATGATCGAATGAACATATTTTTCGATCCAGACTATTATAGAGTTACGAAAAATCAATACATTTCATCCGAATATTTAAACGCCTATGACGTCGTCGACTACGAATATGACTTAAACCTGCTTTCTGTTAATCCTGACTTTGAAACTTATCAAATTCACTTAGTTAATGTTGACAATCAAAAAGATCAGCTTATTAAGATAAAGATTGCAGACCGTTCTGGGTCTCCTTTTGACACTGACCCGGTTACTATTTCTGCAGAAAATCTAAGTTTTGAGTTTGGAACTAATGGTATTAATTAAACTAATTTTTACTAATAATTTTTAAGTAATATATTTAAATTCAAGGAGATTACAATGGGTTTTTTAGATCATAGCACAAACAATATTATTGTTGATGCTGTTCTTACTGATTTAGGGCGACAAGCTCTATCAAGAAATGATGGTTCTTTTAGTATATTTCAGTTTGCTTTGGGCGATGATGAAATAGATTATTCTATAATTCAAAAATTCGGAAGAACAGTTGGAAAAGAAAAAATTGAGAAAAACACACCAATTATGGAAGCACTGACACAAGGAAGCTTGGGATTGAAAAATAAAATTGTTTCAATTTCAAATGAGTATTTAACACATATTCCAGTTCTTGAATTTACCTCTAGTGAAAATCCCATAACTTTCTCAAGGGTTTCAAACATCTCTCTAAAGAACCTTGAGCTATCTTTGGAAAATAAGAACGGAACTGCTATTGAGTTTGATTTACTTGATTCAGAAGTTATGGTTGAGCTAAACTATTTGTTTTTAGGAATCTCTGGTGAATCACCTGATATTGTTTATTCTGACAATGTTGCAATTTATAGATATCCTATTTCACAGCAAAGAACAGGGCAGAAATTAACAACTACGATTCCTTTAAGACTTAAGTCTTTCTCAACTACAACATTTAACACATATAGCATTTCAGGTGGAAGCTATATTAGAACTTTTGTTAAGATTACAGGTGTTAACTCTGGTGTAACACAAACAATTGAAGTTCAGATATCATAAGAAAAAGAGGTTTTAATAAATGGCGACTTTTAAGACTATTGCAAGCACTGATATTAAAACAACAAGGTCTGTTTTAAATCAGTTAGTTGATTTTGTTGAGGAAGATGTTTCAGGTTCTTCAACACGAAAAAAATATCAAGTTTTCGTTACAGGAACAACATCTGATCCTGGCGTAACTTCGAGCTTGTTTCATACAGTTTTTGATCAAGATTATACATTGCAAACATCAAATGAGTTGTTTGATATAACTGTTGGTTTGTTTTCAGGATCATCAACAGTTTCTTCAGCAAACACTGGTGTTGACGTCAATGGAAAGCTTTTGTTTGCATCAACTTCACTCATGATGAGAGAGAAGGTAAATATTTACAAACAGTATGCACAACTTCTGCTTGGCAATGCAGACAGTAGATTTGCTGCACCGTTTGGAAGCTCTACTGATTCCAACCTTGTTGATGAAGCTCTTTTCTTAAGTTTTAAAAGACTTTTTGTTCGAGACGGTATCAAAAGAGAGACTTTTGCAATGAGATTTTATCAAAGCGCTTCATCAGCAACACAAGATGAAGATGGTTCTTTGAGTGCAAATGGTCAAGATAATATCTTTAGAGGTACAACTTCAGGATCAGTTATTTTCACAGATGTCGGTTCAGCATCAAGTATTGAAAGATCCAACGCTGGTGGAGATGTAGGAAACCTTGTCAATTCTTCAAATACATCTGAAACAGTTGGCTTGATTTTTTATCAACAAGGTATTGCAATATTAGATTTAGCAAAAATATCTTCGGGTTCTCAAATTATGAGCGGAACCATTGATGCTGTTGGTAATTCTAATGGCAATGTTGTTATGAATGACAAGTTTATTCCAAACTTTTTAACTTCTGCATCAATCGATGATGTTGTTGAGCATGTTGCTTCTGTGCGATTCCATAGTGCTTCTCAAACATTCTTGACATTCCAAAACAATACTCAGATTAATTCTACATTAATATTCTGTAGAGCTACAGCAGATGAATTTAATTATTCTTCTAACCCGACATACACAGACAGCAACGGAAGAGTTGTAGTTATTGATGAAACACAGCAAGGAATTCAGAAGTCGTTCTCTTTCATTACAACTGTTGGTTTATATGATGCAAATGAGCAATTGTTAGCTGTTGCAAAATTAAGCCGTCCGGTTGAAAAGAATGATGAAAAGGATTTGACATTCAGAGTAAGACTCGACTTCTAATGAGGGAAGCTCGTGGCTTTTATTAATTTAGAAAAACAACTTTTTGAGAATACAACAGTGATGCTAAAACCACGCGTTACTGTTATTTCTTCTTCTGTGGGTGGAGGTGCTACTGGTTCTGCTCACATATATCCAGTTAGATCTTCAAGGGTTAGACAAACATATGATCCTAGCTTTACTGCACAATTATACAATCAAGGAAACCAGGAAGCTTTTATAGAGGCAGTTGCTAATCATTTGTTCATTGGTTTTACAAACTATGGTGTTACTGGTGTTGAAACTATAATCAATCTTATAGATGCATTAGAAGACAACATTCCTAAAAATGTAATTCAAAATAAAACAATTCCAATATGTCGTTTTGACAGTCCGACATTTTTCAATAAAGAGCACACGATAATAAACAATATCGTTAAAGTATTGCAGCCTCAGTACCAACATCATTATCCAGATTCTGGGTTGCACTATGGAAACTATCACACACTAAACTTCTTCACAGGGTCAGAGGTCCCTAATGATGCGTGTCTGATATATCCTAATATTAACGGACAATATTATCCTACAAACGCTTTTTCATTAGACTTTTGGATTAATCCTCGTTATGATAATCAAACTGCAGGCGCTGAATATCATGCTGGAACTATTTTCCACATGAGTTCTTCAATTGCCTTGAGTCTAGTTAGCGGCTCTCAAACGGACGAATTTGGAAAAGTTTCTTCTTTTAAGCTCTTGTTGCAGTTGAGTCAAAGTGCAGATTTCAACCCAAGGACAGTAGATTTATCAAATCCTAACAGCGGGGGTTATCCTAGAGACTTAATTTTTACTTCATCTCAAGAGCTAAATAAAAATCATTGGCATCACATTTGTGTAAGATGGGGAGGCCAGAATACAAACAACTACTCTGGTTCTATTGTTATTGATGACAATTCAACAAATTTTTATATACCTTCGTCTTCTATTCATACGAATGGAAAGTCAAAATTCGGTATTGATGGTGATACTGTTGTTCTTGGTAATTTTTTAGATGCTCCTCACGTTTTTGGTAGAGACTTATTCAACTCGACTGTTGCATCAAATCAAGGTCTTTATTCCAGGTCTGGAGGGACTGAACCCTCATCTGCAGAACAAGTCTCAGCTCTTTCAAATAGATTAAATGCTGAAATTCACGATGTTAAGTTTTTCAACAAGTATTTAAACAATCAAGAGTTAGAATATTTAAGATACAACGGTATAAGCAATCAACCCATCTTAAACGAAAATGGTGAAAATGTTTCTGGTGAAACAAATTTATATGATAACTTAAAGTTTTATGTTCCAGTTTTCTTTTTTCCATATTATGGAAAAAGAAGAGAAATTCCTTTGATAGGTTTGAAAGCACCAGGATTCTTTGAAAATGGTTATGGGGGTCCAGACAATACAATCCTTAGTAGAACATTTCATCCTTTTAATGTTGACATATCTAACAGACAAGGTATGAGAGATATTAATCTTGAAAATTTTGTTTTAGAATTTAAAAGATCTAACCTTGGTGGTGGTTATGGGCATCCAAGACTTCAATCACTATCTAGCTCTGTTATGCTGACTAGTGAAGGTAACATAGGTAATTTTTCACCAAACACTAAACACGCAAATTATTTTAGAGACCAACTTAAAGCAAGAAACTTATCAATCTTGCCCTCAGATAATGGTCAATTTTCTCCCAATTATTATCCTGTTGATTTTAATCTTGATTTTCTAGACCAGCCTTTGATTGACAGTGCTTTTAACACAGCTAGGCTGACAAGTCTAAAAGCTAGATACCTAGATGAATCTTTTGACAAGATAAGTCTTGACAAAATACTGTATAAGCGTAGATCTCTAGCTAGTAATGGTAGTGAGTTTCGCGAAGATCTCAGTGGGCTTGAGTATCCTGATTACATTGAAGAGTTAGATATTGGAGAAGGTTTTGTTGGAGAAAGATTAACACAAGTAAGTGCTGGTAGTGATGGAGATGTTTTTCATCAGCTTGTAGGAACAAAACCTGACTCATATTTAGATCTACTTTCTTTAGTGTCTGGTTATGAGCTTCAAACTTACTTTTCTATTCCATCGAGATTGAGAACAACATACAGCAATCAAATGACTGTTTTTGACATATCTAATCTTTATTATGGAAATACAATTGCTCCCGGAAGTTTTGAGATTTTTGACAATTCTGTTACAGGTTCTGGTGGGATAGTTAAGATAAAGCTAAAAGACAACGAACATGGTTCTTTATATCGAGCAGATTGTTTAACAAAGCAGGCAACTTGGAATAACGTGGGCGACATATATTATAACGAAGGATTAGTCTTGATTAAGTCACCTCACATGTCTTTTTATTGCAAAGATAGAACTGAGATATCTTTAACAGGTGAGCAAAACCTTCACACGCTAATCATGAATATCCCAGTTGAAACGGGGCTTGTTAACTCTTCAAGTAATGCAACTTTTAAATCTATGCCTCCTTCTGAAAACATTAATGATGCTGATAAAGAGACAGTATACATCACCGGGGTTAACATTCACGATAATAACTTTAATATTATTATGAAAGCTCAATTTGCACAGCCAATTATCAAGGCTGATGATGATGAGTTTATAATAAGATTAAAGCAGGATTTTTAGTGATATTAGGAATAGACATCTCAACATCAATAACAGGGTTTTGTGTTTTTGATGAGTTGGGAAACCCAGTTGCAATAAGCCACGTGAACCTTACAAAAGCAGGTTCTTTTTACGACAAGGTAAAAGAAGTAAAAAAGCACCTAATGAAGCTGATGTATCAACACGGTTTTAAAAAAGTTGTTGTTGAAGAATCTATGCAAGCTTTTGCTTCTGGTGCGAGTTCAGCAAAAACACTCTTTACTTTAGCAAAGTTTAACGGAATAGTCCAATGGCTTTGTTTTGATCAGTTTGGAATAGCGGCAGAAGCTTTAAATGTCTCAACAGCTCGAAAACATGCGGGTATTAAGATTGACAGGAAATCAAAGAAGAACACCAAAGAGCAAGTTTTAGAACAAGTAATGGCAATAGCACCAAACAATTTCGAATGGCCTGAAAGGGCTTTAAAGTCAGGCCCAAGAAAAGGTGTTATTGTAAAAGAAGCTTGTTGTTTTGACATGGCTGATGCATATGTTATTGCAAAAGCATACTGTGCAATGAAAAAGTAAAATTAAAATGTTATTATGTTTTCATGATAACTGTAAAACAAAAAGTTGATTTAATTGAAGCTACATTTGGTCTGCCAAAGATAAGCTCAAGCGGTAAAAATGCTACTGTATTTTGTCCTGTCTGTGAAAGTAACGGTAAAAGTAACAAGCTTAAACTTTCCATCAGTCTAGATACTGGTGTATATCATTGCTGGGTTTGCGAATCTAAAGGCAAGAATGTTGGCAGATTAGCACTTAAACACTGTAAACAAAGAGACGCAGCCTCTAAACTCTACAATGTTTTTAGATCTGATGAAGATTCAGAGTCTGAAGAAGAAATTGAAGAGAAAGTTACTTTACCTGAAGATTTTAGACTTCTTGCTAATTGTAGAAGTAGTAATCATCAAGCAAGACTGTCCCTTGCTTATTTAAAAGAACGTGGATTCAAATACAAAGACTTATGGCGGTTTAAAGTTGGAATTAGTGATGAATTCGGTTTTAAGAACAGAGTCATATTTCCTTCGTTTGATGAAGAGCAAAACTTAAACTATTACATCTCAAGAACAATTGAAAAAGATAACAAATATCGATATAACAATTGCAAAAAACAAAGAAAAGATGTCATATTCAATGAAATCGGAATTGATTTTAGCAAAGAATTGATTTTAACAGAAGGTGTTTTTGATTTAATTAATTGCCCTGAAAATTCTACTTGTTGTCTAGGTAGCTGGTTAGATAAAAACTATCTATTGTTTCAGAAAATTGTAAAGAATAGAACCTCTGTTACGCTATGCTTTGATCCTGACGCTATGATGAAGACACAAAAGATTGCTAAGCTACTGTCAGAGTTTTGTGTTGATGTCAAGATTTCAATGCATAAAGGTAAAGATTTTGGTGATATGACAAAAGAAGAAGTTGACTATTGGATATCAAACGCAAAACCTTTTGATAATGTTGAACGGGTAACATATTTAATCAATGGAATTACATCAGGATCGATGTTTTAAGAGGTATACAATGTCAAAATTATCAAAATCAATGCTAAAAAGAATGATTTTAGAAGAAATGCAAAAAATGATGGATGAAGCAGAACTAGTTCAACCTAGTGACCTAGATCCAGAAGCAGCTTATAGACATAAAAAACACACAATGTGTTATGAGTGTGGCGGTGCAATGTATGAAGGGCAATGCATGGAGTGTGGCTATGCTGCAATGGAAGAATCTTGTAGCAAGCATGGGGTTTTACTATATGAATGCGGTTGCATGGCTGCAGATGATGATTCTGATTACTCTATTGATTCAATGGGAATGATAGGCGATACATTAGGTGTACTGACTAGTCATGGTTATGATGTTGATGCAACAAAAGGTCATCATGATCACAATAACAACTATATGGCAAAGTCACAGCTTTTTAAAATAGCAGAATACGCTCAAAAACTTCATGATATGATTCCTGATGGATATGAACTTGATGACTGGCAAAGAAGTCACCTTTCTTCAATTGCTGACGATATATCTGAGGTTTATCACAGCTTGTCATACAAAATGTACAAAGGTGAGATTTAATAATGATTTCACTGCAGCGTCTTTTTAAAGAATCCAAAGACAGCGTCGTTCATGAAAAATACAAAAAAAGAATGGCTAGAAGCTGCAAATACATTAAAAATGGAAGCATGCTTCCTGACATGTCTTTTCCTAAGCCTGGAAGTAAAGAATTCCAAGAAGACATAGAGAATATAAAGCATCATCATAGAAACCCATGCCTTCCTGCTTCTTTTTTAAAAGAGTCAGATGAAAGTGTGGAAGATTTATTTAAGACTTTTTGTAAAGAGAATGCAATATTCGTTGATTGGAAATTTTTAGGAAAGCTATTAGAAGATGTTGATACTATTGTGTTAAATCTCAAGTACAAATATAACAGACCCAGGCCAAAGACTTTTCTAATTAACGATGATGATGACTATAAAAATGTAAAAAGTTGTAAGTCACCTTCGTTTCCGAGCGGACACACTGCAATTGCTTATTTTATTGCGGAGGTAATTGCTAATGACTTCGAGAATTACACAGGAGATTTAAGGACATTTGCCGAGTTAATTGGTCAGTCTAGGATTGAGAATTGTGTTCATTTTCCTAGTGATGTTTCATATGGCAGAATGATTGGAGAAATGCTATCTGACCTATATATTAATAGTGATAGTTTCGAATCAGTCTCAAACATGAACTTATCAACAAAACACTATAAAAAATTAAGTGATAAATTTTATCAATTAGCTAAAGAATCATATCCGGACATGAACGAATCTCAGTTTATGAAAGAATATGCACATGAGCTAGCTTATTTTTTACATCGAACAAATCAGATTGAAAGATATCATATTGACTATGACGTTTGTTATGATGCTGCTTTAAATTTTATTCTTGGATTTCCACCCGAGCAAATTACTGATAACCCTCATTTGCTTTCTCAATTCAAATGCTTGACAATGGCTCATAGAATTGGAAATATTGATGATAAATTTAAAATAATAAAGATTCACGACCAGTTTGACCCGATTGTTATTGAGAGAGATACCCCAGGCTGTGTTCGTGGCTTTTCTCATAGTTCGCCAACCGGTATTAAGTATCCAGACACAAAAGACTTTAATCACTGTCTGGCTAAGGTCTTTCAACTTCAGGACCCGTGGCTTAAGCATGTTTGTTATGAGTGGGTTCACCCTTTTTCAGACGGAAATGGAAGGTCAGGAAGGGTTATGTTGTGTGCTGATTTAGACTTTGACTTAAAGCGTGTTAATAGTTTAATTGGTGACGATTATATTGATAAGTTAGTAAGCTTTATGTCAAGCAGAGATATGTTTGGGTTGTTTGGCATTTAATATAAACTTGTATTTGCTGCATGCAAAATGTTATAATTAATATTATAATAAAAGTGTAATTCAAATACAAGGAGATAATAAATGGCCAAGCTTTCTGGCAAGCAATTAAGAGACATTAAGCGTCAAATGCAAGAGAAAGAGCAAGAGGAGATTGAAGCAGCAATTGCTGCTGGTCAAGAACCGAAGCCCAAGCCTCAAAAAAAGAAGGGTGGTTTTACTAATAAGCAACGTCATGAAATTAGAAGTACTATGCATGAAAAGAAGCAAGATTTAAATATTTCTTGGAACTTTTCTGAGGGTGATTTGGTTCATTACGAAGTCTATGACTATCAACAGTCAAAAAAGATTAGTAAGATTGGCATGATTATTTCAGTTGCACAAAAATCTTCAAAGATTTCAGAGAAGATAAAAGTGACAAAGAAGAAGAGCTTAAGAGATGTTACTAGATGGAATGACAATGTTTTGGTTATGGGACAAGAAGGAAGAATATGGGTCTCAAAAATCAATATTTCAAAAGCTTAGTGTGGCATGCAAAATTAAAAACAAAGAATTATAATTTAAATACAAACAACAAAACCCTAACAAATAGGAAACAAAAACATGGACATTAAAACTTTTATTTCTGTTGTATCTAAACTCCCTGAAGACATTTCAGTTTTGGCTAAAGGACCTACTGGTATTGGTAAGTCTCACATCTTTCATCAAATCGGTAAAGAGGTTGGTCTTCCAGTTATTGACCGACGGCTTTCGCAAATGACTGAAGGTGACATTATTGGTCTTCCCGAACTTGTAGATGGCGTTACACGTTTTGCACCTGTTGATTGGTTAATTCGTGCTTGCAAAGAACCCGTTGTTCTTTTCTTTGATGAGCTTAATCGTGCAACTGTTGAAGTTCAACAATGTGCTTTCCAAATTGTTCTTGATAGAGAACTTAACGGACACAAACTTCACCCACAAACACGTGTTTATGCAGCTGTTAATGAAGGTAGTGAATATCAGGTTGTTGACATGGACCCTGCACTCCTTCGTCGTTTTTGGTCTGCAGAACTAGAACCTACAACAGAAGACTGGTTAAACTGGGCTACTGGACGCGATGACATTCCTGATATCGTAACTAACTTTATCAAGAAGTATCCAGCACACCTTCGCTATAGTAAGAAGCTTGAGCCAGGCAAGGTATATCCAAACCCTGCTTCATGGCATCGCCTAAGTCAAGCACTTATTCATGCAAATGCAAACCCAGATGATTGTGCTGGTCAAAGCTTGCCTGATATATTCTATCCTATGTGCACTGGCTTTGTTGGTGTTGAAGCTTCTGTTTCTTTCTCTGATTTTGTTAGGAACTTTGAAGCTAAGTTTTTTGCAACTGACATTTTAAACAAGTGGGAAAACAAAAAAGCTAGAATTGTTGCACTTTCAAGTGACAAAAAGAACGATTTGATTGACCAGATTGTTACATTTAGCAAGAGCAATCATGTTACTGTTCAAGAAGCACACAATGTTGCAGACTTTCTAGAGGCATGTTCTGATGAAATGGTCGTTAACTTCTTTAACATGATTATGGAAACACAAGAACTTGAAAACATTAGGGTCTTTCATAAGTTCCTAGGCAAGAAGGTTGTTGATATTATTAACACTTCAAATGAAGTTAAATAATTGCCTTACATGCAAAAAAGTGCTACTTATATTATAATATAATCAGGAGGCATTATGACTTTTGAATTAAAAGAAGAACCTGAAATATTTGATATTAACGAGAAAAAGCTAGGTAAGTTGCTTGTCCTGTTCTTACAGGATGAGCCTTTCTTTAGTGATATTATTCGTGCCATGAGAAAGTATAAGACACACAGTATTCCAACAGCTGGTGTTGCAGTCATTGATGGAACAATAACGTTAATGTGGAATCCAGACTTTGTATCTTCACTTTCTAGGAGACATTTCTTTGGATTGATGAAACATGAGTGTTATCATCTAATATTCAAACATGTTACTTCAAGAAAGCAAGACCCGCATGTTCTCTGGAATATTGCAACAGACCTTGCAATTAATTCTATTATTCCTGAAAGCGAACTACCCGAAGGTGGTCTAATTCCAGGCAAAAAAATGAAATCACCAAACTTGGATGACAAAGATACAAATGAAAAAGCTAACAAACTTGTTGATTTAATTTCGTCTTTTCCTCGTGACAAAGCTTCTGAGTGGTATATGAACAAACTAACAGAAGACCCAGATATTGAAGAAGCTGCCAAAAGCATGTTTGAAGACGGTGACATGGGTGTTGATGTACACATTGAGGGTGACGGTTCTGGTCTTTCTGAGTCTGATAGAGAGCTTTTAGATGCAAATGTTAAAAAAGTTATAAAACAAGCATCTGAAAAAGCACAAAGAAGCAACAACTGGGGTTCTGTTCCAGCTGAATTGAGAAAAGAAATCATTCAAGGTGGTGAGACTGTTGTTGACTGGCGTAGAACATTACAATACTTTTGTGGAAGCAAGCAAAAAGCAAAGAAGTCTCGAACATTCAGGCGTATTAACAGGAAGTATCCATATATTCACCCCGGTACAAAAACAAATCACACATCAAACATTGCTGTTTATATTGACCAATCAGGTTCTGTTGGTGATGATGACTTAGGATTATTCTTTTCAGCATTGTCTGAATTATCTCGTGATGTAACATTTACTATTTATAACTTTGATTATGGCGTTGATGAGCAATCAAAGTTTGTCTGGAAAAAGAATAAAAGCCTAGATGGTTTAAAGAGAACACGTTCTGGAGGCACATGCTTTAATGCTGTTGAAACCCATTATAGAAAGGTAGCTGCTGAATATGATGGTTATATTGTTATGACAGATGGTTGTGCACCCAAGCCTAAAAATTGTATTTCTAAAAGATGTTGGGTAATATTACCAGGATATAATCTTCATTTCACACCTGATGAAAGAGATTGTCTTGTAAAAATGACCCGATAAATGAGGCAAAATGAGAATAATACACATAGCAGATGTTCACTGGCGTGGATTATCACGTCATGAAGAATACATCTCTTCTTTTAACGATTTCTTTAAAAAAGCTAAATCACTTAATCCAGATGTAATATATGTTGGCGGTGATATTGTTCACAGTAAAACACAAGGAATATCACCTGAGTTAATTCAGTGTCTTTGCTGGTGGTTTAATAAGCTGGCAAGTATTTGTCCAACTCATGTAATCCTAGGGAATCATGACGGTCTAATTCTTAACAAAGATAGACAAGATGCAATTACACCAATCATTAAAGCACTGAACAATCCAAATATTCATCTTTACAAAGATTCTGGTGTCTATTACTCAGGATTTGATAATATTGACTGGTGTGTATTCTCTTGTTTTGATGAAGAAGGATGGAAAGACATTAATCCAGACCCAGACAGAGTAAACATAGCATTTTATCATGGTGCTGTTAGGGGTTCATTGACTGATGTTGACTGGCAATTAGAAGGTGAGATTAACCTTAATGCTTTCAAAGGTTTTGATTATGCTTTGTTAGGTGATATTCATAAGCGTCAATTTCTTAATGAAGAAAAAACTGTAGCTTACTGCGGGTCTACTATTCAGCAGAACTACGGAGAAGACTCAGAAAAAGGATTTTTGGTATGGGACATTAGAGGAAAAGATGACTTTGATGTTGAGTTTCACGAGGTAAAAAATGAAACCCCTTTTATAACCGTAGATTGGGCAGGTGATGTTGATTCAACACTTGAAAAGTGTTATGCTAAGCCTAGGCGATCTAGGTTTAGAATTAGAGCAAATAACTTTATATCTCAGTCAGATACAAAAAGAGTTGCAAAAACTCTAAAGAAGTCACACAACGCAACTGAGGTTGTTTTTAAAGTTGATGCTAAATTAGAAACAGAAAATGTTATTGACCCTGAGAATGAAAACAGCATCAATTTAAGAGATGTTGAAACACAAAAAGAGTTGTTTAGATCATATTATAACAATCAATCTTTATCTGAAGAAGAGTGGAAATCTTTAGAAGGTATGATTTCTAAATATGTTCATGAGGTTACTCAAAATAACTCAGAAAATAGGAACATTAGTTGGACATTAAACAATATTAAGTTTGATAACACATTTTCTTATGGTGAGGGAAACTATATTAATTTTGATAACTTACCTGGGATTACTGGTATTTTTGGAAGAAATGCAAGAGGTAAATCTTCGATAATTGGTACAATTGTTTATAATCTTTTTAACACAACAGATCGCGGTTCAGTTAAAAATATTCATATTATAAACAGCAGAAGAAGCAAGTGTCAATCCTCAGCAGATATCACTATAGGTGGTCAGCAGTATCGAGCAAAAAGAAACACAGTAAAAAAATCTTCAAAAAATGGACCGTGGGCACCCACAAAGCTTCAAGTAAACAGGTTGGATAATAGTGGCGAAGAAATGGAAGATTTAACTGACGAACAAAGAAGAGAAACTGAAAAAGTGCTTCGAAATCTAATTGGTTCATCTGATGAGTTTTTAATGACTAGCCTTGCATCCCAAGGAGAAATGAATACTTTTATTAGAGAAAAAGCTTCATCAAGAAAATCAATCCTTGTAAATTTCTTAGATTTAGAAATCTTTGAGAAAATGTATGATGCTTCAAGGAAAGATTTCCAGTCGGTTCGTTCAAAAGCTAATATTCTTGCTGGTGAAAACTGGACTAAGAAAATAGAAGAAAGTCAATTAAAAATAGAAGAGTACTTAAAAAAGAAAGCGATTATCGAAGTAGACATTAAAGAAAAGCAAGAACAATTAGACAAGATTAGATCTGAGATTCATAAAAAAGATAACAATGATCATGTATCTCAAAAAGACATTGATGAGCTATCTAATCAAATTAAGAGATTAGTATCTGAAGCAAAAGCTCAAAAAGAAAGAAAAGAAAAGCTCGAGTTAGAAATAAGTGAAAGTTCTGAGAAGATTCTTAAGATTTCTTCTTTTATCGAAAACTTTGATATTGAATCAATTAGAAAAAAGAAAGATTTAAAATTAAAAATTGAAAGAGAGTTATTAGAACTTAAAAATCTTTATTCTCTTGAGAAAAAAGAACTCGATTCAATTGAAAAATCTGTATCTAGACTTGCTGAAGTACCTTGTGGTGATTCTTTCCCGACATGCAAGTTTATTAAAGATTCTCATAAAAACAAAAAGAAGCTTGACAAACAACAAAAGAAAGTTTTAATGTTGAGTGTTAAAGTTGATGATATATCTAACATGTTTTCTGAGCTTCAGGATGACTTTGAAGCAAAAATTAAAAAATACAACAAACTAATTGAAAGAAAATCAGAATTAGTATCTGAAATCTCTGATATAAAGGTTGAAATTGAGCGTTGTGAAAATATTATTTCTCAAGATTTTGAAAAAGCTCAAAACAAAAAACGACTTTTAGAAGAAGTACAGCAAAAATTTGAATTGCAGGATAACGATGGTAAACTTTCTATTTTAAAGTCAAAAGCATATGATATTGAAAAAGAAATAAAAACTTTTGACAAAGACAGAATATTAATTATCAATAGTCTTGCAGACTGGAAAGCTAAATCAAAGCTTTACACAAAGCAAAAGAATGAGTACGAAAAGCTAAACAGTAGTTTAAAGCTATACGACATGTTTAGTCAGGCAGTCTCAAAAAGAGGCATACCTGTTCAAATTATTCATTCTATGTTACCCAGAATCAATTCTGAGATATCTAAAATACTTCAAGGTGTTGTAGGTTTTACAGTGGAACTAGAAGCAGATTTAGATTCTAATGCGATGGACATATACATTAATTACGGTGATTCTAGGCGTATTGTGGAGCTTGGTTCTGGTATGGAAAAAATGATGGCTTCTCTGGCAATTCGAGTTGCATTAATTAATGTTTCTACATTACCTAAGACAAACATGTTGATAATTGACGAAGGTTTTGGTGCATTAGATGAAACAAATCTAGAAGCTTGTGGTAAATTGTTGCATTCGTTAAAAAAGTGGTTTAAGAATATTCTTGTGATATCACATATTGATGCAATCAAGGACATTGTTGATAATACAATTGACATTACAAGAAAAGGAGTCGATTCTTATGTATATCAACCCTGATATCAAGATTATAGATGAAACAAATGAAAAGCAAAGATTTTTTTGTGATATTTGCGAATTTCCGCTGGTAACAATGATGGACTTAAATTCAAATAGAGAACATGAGTGTTGTCATGAGTGTTACTTAACGTTTGTTGAAGCTAGAAGAGAAGAGTGGAAAGAAGGTTGGCGCCCTGAAGAAAGTGCTGTTGAAGAATATATTTATTTACGTAAGAAAGCCAATATTGGCATATTTACGCTATCGGAGTAAAAAGATGGAATTTAGTGAAATTAATATTCTCGCCAGTGTTGTTGACGACACATTTCAAAACAATTATGATGGAATTGGTTCTTTCAGATGTGTTGGTAAAATGCACGGTGACAAAACATTGAAAATCACATGCATGGTTGTTGTTAATCTTTTAAACCGTTCAGAAATGCAAAGAGAAGCTGATAAAGCAAGAGATCAGCTTAATAAGGCATGTAACGAATATATGAAAAAGATTAAAGCTGATTTTAAGTCAGCAGCAGGTCGCGCACTTAAAACCAAAAAAGGTGGTGTTGACGAATCAGTTGAGCTTATCAACATGTCAGCTTATTCACCAAAAGGAACTGCATTAGTTAGAAGTGTATATACTTTTGAGGTTGCATAATTGGCTACCAAAACCAAGCAAGCACAAGTTAGAGAAATAATCAGGTGTGGTAAAGAGCCTGATTATTTTTTTAAGAATTATCTTAAAATTCAGCATCCTGTAAAAGGTTTGATTCCCTTTGAGACTTTTCCGTTTCAGGATGACTGTGTTCAGGACTTTATTGATCACAGATTTAATATTGTTCTTAAGTCTAGACAGTTAGGTTTGTCTACACTTGTTGCTGCTTATTCAGTTTGGATGGCAATATTTCAAAGAGAGAAGAATGTTCTAATCATTGCTACTAAACTAAAAGTAGCACAAAACTTTATTACAAAAGTCAAGACAATGATTAGATCACTACCAAAGTGGCTAATGCTTCCTGAGATTGTTTCAAATAACAAACAGGAGATTGTTTTTAATCACGGGTCTCAAATAAAAGCAATTCCTACATCTGAAGATGCTGGTCGTTCAGAAGCTCTTTCGTTATTAATTGTTGATGAGGCAGCTTTTGTAAGAAACTTTGACACTATTTGGACTGGTATCTATCCTACAATTTCTACAGGTGGTCGAGTTATTATTTTGTCTACACCAAACGGTGCTGGAGGACAATACTACAAACTTTACACAGAAGCTGAAGCAAATCTTAATGAGTTCAATGCTATTAGATTACCATGGGATGTTCATCCTGAAAGAGATGAAGAGTGGTTTAAACAAATCACAAATAATCTTTCGCCTAGACAAATTGCACAAGAATACCTTTGTGATTTCACTACTTCAGGTGAAACTTTCTTGGATAACAAATCAATCGACTGGCTTAGGACAAGTGTTAAAGACCCGATAGCTAGAGAAGGTCCGGATAATAATGTCTGGATCTGGAAGTATCCTCTTTCAGAGCATTCATATATTTTATCCGCAGACGTTGCCAGAGGTGATTCTAAAGACTATTCAACATTTCATATAATTGACATTGATGAAAGTGAAGTAGTTGCAGAATTTAAAGGAAAGATACGTCCTGATGACTTTGGTGCAACAATTAATGAGTTTGGCTTGAAGTATAACAAGGCACTTGTATGCCCAGAAAACAATTCATATGGTTATGCAACAATTGTAAAATTAAAAGATTTGAAATATCCTAGAATGTATTATAGAAAGAATTCTGGCACAGCTTTGGTGGGAGGATATATTGCTCCTTCAACACCTGAAAATGCTGGTTTTACAACTAGCGCTAAATCACGTTCAAAGATATTAGCTAAACTTGAAGAAGTATTAAGGAATAAACAGTTGGTATCATATTCATCAAGGTTTTATGAAGAGCTTAAGGTTTTTACATGGCAAAGTGGAAAAGCACAAGCTAAAAGAGGCTTCAATGATGATCTTGTTATGAGTTTGGCAATCGGTTCATGGCTGTTTGATGCTAGTTCTGATTATAGTAAGAACTCAAAGGCTTTAAATGACGCAATGTTAGGTGCCATGTCAAGAAAATCAGCTGATTATCAAGACACTCCTGATGCTGTTTTGTCTCAAATGAATGTTTTACCTATATTTACTGATAGAAGAAACAATAAGACAAACGTAAAAACAAACGTAAAAGATGCATTAAAAAGAAGTAATATTCCTAAAGATATGTATTGGATTTTAAAATAGAGAATTATCATGGCTGATCCTAAAGGAAATTTATTTACAAGACTGACTAGACTTTTTAGGTCTGGTCCCGTCGTAAAAAGAAACGTCTTGCAAGCACAAGATAGAGTAACCTCTTCAGCTTTTGAAGCGTTTAGAAAGAATCAATCTCAAGTATACTCAGCAGCAATGTCTGCTTATGGTACTTATGATAGAATGGCAAGGTATTCTGATTTCAGCGAAATGGAATACACACCTGAGATTGCTAGCGCTCTTGACATATATGCAGAAGAATCTGTTGCTGCTGATGAAAACGGTAAAACACTACACATATATTCAGAAAACTCTAAGATTAGAGAAATTCTAAATGAATTGTTTTATGACACGCTGAACATTGAATTTAACATGACAGCATGGGTAAGAAACCTTGTAAAGTATGGAGACTTCTTTCTTTTTAATGATGTTCATCCTAGTTACGGCGTAATTAACGCATATCCTTTGCCGATTTCAGAAATTGAAAGAGAAGAGGGTTTCGATAAAAATGATCCTATGGCTGTCAGATTTAGATGGGTTACACAAGGAAATCAAGTTTTAGAAAACTGGCAAATATCTCATCTGAGACTTTTGGGTAATGATGCATTCTTGCCATACGGTTCTTCTGTTTTAGAACCTGCAAGAAGAATCTGGAGACAGCTAATTCTTTTAGAAGATGCAATGCTTGTTCACAGAATCGTAAGAGCCCCAGATAGAAAAGCTTTCTATATTGATGTTGGAAATGTCCCACCAGAGGATATTGCAAACTATATGGAACAAGCCCAATCAGCTTTGAAAAAGTCTCCCATTGTTGATAAAAATAGCGGTAGAGTTGATTTAAGATATAATCCATTATCAATTGATGAAGATTACTTTATTCCTGTCCGTGGCGGTGATAGCGGAACAAAAATTGAACCAATTGCTGGTCAAACTATCACAGGAGAAACTACTGACGTTGAATATATTCAAAAGAAACTTTTTGCAGCGCTTAAAATACCAAAAGCTTATTTGGGTTATGATGAAGGATTAGGTGCAAAAGCAACACTTTCTCAAGAAGATATTCGATTTAGTAGGACTATTGCTAGAATTCAGAGAACAGTACTTTCTGAGATGAATAAAATCGCTATTGTTCATTTATATTGCCAAGGTTTTACGGATGAAGATCTTTTAGACTTTACACTGCGATTATCTAATCCTTCAACTATTGCACAACAACAGAAGCTAGAATTATTTAAATCTAGATTTGAAGCGGCTGGTACCGCTCTTCAAGTTCCTGGGTTGGTCAATAGAACATGGGTTCAAAAGCACATTCTTAGACTTAATGATGAAGAGATTGCTGCAGTTAAGAAGGGCTTGATATCTGATAAGAAAGGTGACCTAGAAATTGAATCTACTACAATTACACCAACAGAAGGTCCTGAAGCAGGTGGAGGTATGCCCGCACCGATGCCTGGTCTTGATTTAGGCGGTGGGGCTCCTGACATGGGTGGCTTGGCTGAAAAAAGCATGTTATCAATTGATGACGATGATGCTCCGATAAAAGTTCAAAAGTTAATTGATAGTAGTTCAGCCCTTTTAAACGAAGAAAACGAAGAAGATGATGAAGAACAACTTACTGAATTTGAAAAGTGGCAAAACCAAGCACAGAAACAAACCAAAAGAAAAGAGTACAAAAAATCATTTGGTGGTAATCGCGCTAAGAAAGGTTTAGATGGTTTGATGTCTGCTGACAGATATCAAGATAATCGTTCGCAAAATGATATAACAGGATTACCAAGAAATGAGATGGATTTAAAAGCATCTTACAAGATGGATATTCCTAGTGCTAATGAAGTATCATCTTTAGATAGTTTAGACATTAGTGAATACTTAGATATTAAAATAGAGCAAAATGCGCAGATGACAGCAAAGATTAAATCGACTTTAAATAGACTTGATTCAAAACTAGGAAAACCTAGATCTGTAATCTCTGAGAACAATTCATCAGGGGAAGGTGATAATGAGTAATAAGCATAATAAAAAAAGAAATGTTGGAATTATTTATGAGCTATTTGTTAAACATATAGCTAATTGTATCATTGAGAATGATAAAGATTTAGCAAAAGTTGCAACAACTATCATGGAAAAGAGGTTTGCTAAGGGAACAGAACTCTATAGGGAGTTTAGACTTTTTAACGCACTCGCAACTTCGAATATTTCTTCTACAACTGCTGCAGCTGCAATTTTAACTGAAGCTAAAAATGCGGCAAGAAGATCAGACTCTGTTAATCTTGATAGAGAAAAATCTGCATTGATAAAAGATATTAATTATAAAATTAATAACAAGAACTTTTATTATAGAAATGTTTCAAATTACTCAGAATACGCAAATATTCAAAATCTTCTTAATGAATGGCGCAAAGAGGATGACTCTAATTTGAAAAAAATTGTTGAGTTTGAGAAAAAAGCAATTGATTGGTTGGTGACTGAGAAGAGTGAAGAAAGAATTGAAGATGTTCAAAACGTTGTTGAACAATCGCAGTCAGATAAGTTAGTCTTTAATCTAATGACTAAAAAACTTAATGAGAAATATTCTCACATGTCTCAAGATCAAAAAGAAATTATCAAAAATTACGCTTTTTATAATGAGTCAAATAAAGAAAAGTTGGTTGAGTATTTAGAGAACAAAAAATCACAAACTTTAAAATCATTAGAAGCTTTTAGAAATACAAATACAAATAAAATTGTCAATGGAAAGATTGATGAAGTTTCATCTAGAATAAAAAACTTAAATACCACCGATGTATCTGATTCTTCTATTGTTAAATTTTTAACTCTCACAAACCTTGTTAGTGAGATAAACAGCGAGGAATAAAATGAGCGATATGAAATTATTAACCGAATGGTGTCCAATTAATGTTGATAAAAAGCTTATCAAAGAGTCAAGAGATAAGTATGGGAAAATCGTTCTTAAAGGTATTATTCAAAGAGCTAACACTTTAAATCAAAACGGAAGAATCTACCCTAGAGCTATCTTAGAAAGAGAAATGGTAAACTACCAAAAACTCATTCAAGAAAAAAGAGCTCTTGGAGAATGTGATCATCCCGACTCTTCAGTTGTTGAACTTAAAAATGTTTCTCACGTTGTAACTGAAGCACACATGGATGGAGACAACGTCTATGGTACTATAGAGATACTTGACACACCTAGCGGCAAAATTATACAGAGTTTGATTGAAAGTGGTGTTACACTGGGTATATCGTCACGTGGCGTAGGTTCTACAAGAAGCCAAGGCGATTCTCAAATAGTTCAAGAAGATTTTCAGCTTATTTGCTTTGATATGGTTTCTGAACCTTCTACACCTGGTGCTTTTATGCTTCGTGAAGGTAAGACGATTTCTAAAAGAGATCTTAACAAGACTTTTAACAAATCAGATAGAGTTGATAGAATATTTAATGATATTTTAAACTGGGATGATTAATGAGTCGCTTAAGTAGGTCAGAATTAAAAAACATTGTTAAAGAATGTTTAGTTGAAATTTTATCAGAAGGTTTAAGTTCTTCACCTTCGACATTAAAAGAAAGTATTAATAGAACTGCAGCTTCAAATCCCAATAGAAGATCTAAAAAAAGCTTAGCCTCTTTAGATTCTGGAAGACAATCAAGCAAAACTTCTGAAGGTCGAAGACCAAGTTATTTAGATAGCATTAGTTTTGCTAACAATGAAGAAGCTCAAGTACAGCAAGAACAAAAGACACCAAACGTTAGTACAAATATTACTGGTGATCCAATTTTAAACGAATTGCTAGCTGATACAGCAATGAGCACCTTACAAGAACAAGCTTCAGCTGAAAGAGGTCGAGGAATGGTTTCGACTTCCAAGGGTGCTGATCAGGCAGCAATGATTGTTAGTCAAAACAATCCTGAAGATTTATTTGGTGACGAGAACGCTGGTAAGTGGGCAACGCTTGCTTTTTCATAATTTAGAAATCTAAATAGAAAATTTTATAAAAACAGTATATTTAATCTTGATAAAGTTGAGTATAGTTTATCTATAGACTATGGAGAATAAATATGCGAAAAAGCGTCTCAAAATTAACAGCAATAACCTTAAAAAGAATTATTGCTGAAGAAAAACAAAAGCTTAAAAAAGCTGGACTTATCAAAGAAGAGAAAAAGATTATATCTGCTTCTCAAAAAAGAGCTATTATTTTAAAGGTAAAAGCTATTCAAGAAAAAAAGCTTAATGAAGCTAAAAAAATTGAAGCTATTAAAAGAAAAATAAGAAAAGCTCTCAATAAGAAGGGAGAATAAGATGGCTGAACAACCTCAAGTTATCGTTCAACCAGCAGTGGCTCCTAATAAACAATACGGTGCTAGAAAAGATGCAAATCTTAGATCTGCATTTAGTGCTTCTCCTGTTTATCTTGGTGAGTTAACTGATGCTGAAAGAAAAAGAACTTATCAAGAGCTCGCACTGGATGGTACAGTTGTTGGTGGAAACGGTATTAATTCTTACAATAGAGATTTTGTTGATGCACCTGATTTAACAGAAGTTGAAACTGGTGGCGGTGGTTTACCGGCATCTCCTTACATGCCAAACATTACATCACCTGGCCCTGGTTCTGTTAGTGCAGCTGATCAGCCTGTTTATAACGGTGAATTACCTGATCCAGAAACAAATGTTGAGTTTGGTTCGGGAATTGGTGGATTGGCTAACCCTGCGGATACTTCAGGAAGAATTGCTGAACAAAACATTGTTACTGTGGGAAGCTATATTTCTGGAAGGTCTTATCAAGGATCAGACGGTCAAAGCTAAATGGCAAATTTTCTTTTAACACCCTATGATGACGGTCCAGGTTTAAATCGTCAAACAGCTAGAAGTCATACATTTCCAATGTATGGCTTTTCTACTGATGCAGAAAAAGAAGAAAATGATCTTTACAATTCAATGGAAGATGAATTTGATGAAGATGTTTCTTTGGGTATTGCTGCTAAGCTAGCAGTTCCAGCTGCAGGTAATAATAGCAGGGTTGATAGAGCATATGCAGTTGGCAATCACAATACAAACATTTTTGAGTTTTCTGGTGATCACAGGAATACTGCACGTCAAGGAATCTCACCTTTTAAACAGCCAAAACATAGTGGTCCTCCTTTAGGGACGGGTGGTTCAAGTCAGGCATTCAGAACAACCGGACCATATAAAAGAACAGGTACACAATATGGAACATCTAGAGCACATAAGCTTTTAACAGATGTAGAAGATGACAGTATATTTAGTCTAAGCGACATGATCGACCAAATGGAGAGGTCGTATATGAGAAGAAATAGAGTTAAAAAGACGTTAGCCAGATTAAAAGAATACTTGGAAATATAGATTTTTTATTTTTTAAGTGATAAATATAGAAAGTAAACATGAGGAAAGTTATGTCAAGTAAAATTTTTGAAGAAGCAATTGCTGATGCAAAGAAGTTAAAAGAAGTTGCAGAAGACAATGCCAAAAAAGCCATCTTAGAGGCTGTTACACCTCGAATTAGAGAATTTATCGAAGATCAACTGCTCGAAGCTGATGCTGAAGAAGAATCTTCAGTTGATGAAGAAGCTGCAGAAGATGATAGAGAAGACAAAGATTTAGATGAAGAAGTTGTTTTAGACGAAGCTTCAATTAAGTCTTTGGTTAATATGCTCGGTGGTGATAAAATTATCTCTTCCTTGAATGAAGGGGTTGCACTAAAGGCTTCTATTTCAGAGGCCATGGTCAATCTTAACAGTCAAGAGCGTTCTCGATTGTTAAGTTTAGCTGAAAAAATAAATGAAAACGCTGATAACTTAGCAAACAACAAAATAAATAGTAATATAACAATTCAGGAGAATGAAAAAATGAATGGAGAAAAATTTTACGAAGTTGATCTCGCTTCTCTCCGCGAAGCTGTTGAAGAAGAAATGGCTGAAATGGGAGAAGGAGTGTACGAAGAAGAAGAGGTTGAGGCTGAAATGGCTGATATGGATCTTGAAGCAATGCTTCAAGAAATCGCTCTTCGTATTGATCTTGGCGAAGATATCGAAGAAGACATGTTACCAGATGAACTTCTTGGAATGATCATGGAAGATGAAGAAGAGGAAGCTGAAGAAGCAGAACTCGGAACTGAAGAAGGTGAAGAGGCAGCTGAAGAAGAACTTGGTGATGAAGAAGCAGAAGACCTTGCTGGCGCTCTTATGGGTGCTGAAGAAGGTGAAGAAGCAATGAACGAGGTTTTTGATATTGACCCACGTATGCTTCGCCAAGAAATCGCTAGAATGAAAAGATTAATGAGAGAAGGAAAGATGGACCATCACTTTGGTGGAAAAGGAAGTTCTGCTGGTGTTGGTGGTGCTTTCGGTGGTAAAGGTCCAAAGAAATCAGGAAAGAGCAAAGCTTTTGGCGGTGGTGCTGAAGGAAAAGATGCTTTTGTTAATCCTCCTCAAATGAACAAATTAAACGAAGCAATTCGTAATCTGAGACGTCAGAATCGATCTCAGCAAATACAACTGAATAAATACAGAAGTGCAGTTAAAACTCTTCGTGAACAGTTGGAAGACTTGAACTTATTTAACGCTAAGTTGCTCTACGTTAATAAGCTTCTACAAAACAAAAGCCTTAATGAATCTCAAAAGAAATCAGTTATCAAGGCTCTTGACGAAGCAAGAAGCTTGGGAGAAACCAAAGCACTTTATAAGTCACTCACAGAATCACTTTCAAATTCTTCAAAGGCTACTTTGAGTGAATCACGAAAGTTTGGTAGTTCTTCAAGACCTACATCTTCAGCTTCAGCTAAGAATACAGAAGTAATCTCTGAAGTTAACAGATGGCAGACACTTGCTGGACTTAAATAACTCACTTTAAAAACAAATAATTTTTAGGAGACAATATCATGTCAAAAAGTTTTACACTTAATCAATTGACCGAAGGTATCCGCGATCGTAACGTCGGTGCTGAAGGTGAAAGATTGATCTCTAAATGGTCTCGTACCGGTCTTCTTAGAGGTCTTAATGAACACAAGAGAGAGACAATGTCTCGCCTTCTTGAAAACCAAGCTGCTCAAGTTCTTCGCGAGGCTAACACCATGGGAAACAACGGTGCAGCAGGTGATGTTAACGGTTTTTCTAACATCGCATTCCCAATCGTTCGTCGTGTTTTCGGTGGTTTGGTTGCTAACGAACTCGTTTCTATTCAGCCAATGAGCCTTCCTTCTGGGCTTCTTTTCTATCTTGATTACTCATACGGAACTGACGTTGGTGGTACAAATGACCGCAACGAAAGTGCTGGAACTTCTCAAGCTGCTGCTACCTACAACGCTGGTGAATCAATCTACGGTTCTCCAAGTGGTAGAAGCATTCGTGAAGGTGCTTCAGCTGTTGGAGGTCAATACGACCTTGCTGGTGCTACTTATTCTAAAGTACATTCAGACAGACCACTTCCTTTGCTAGTTGCTTCTGGCGCTTATAGCGGTACTACAACACTTTCTGCAGATGGATCAAAAACCGCAGTCCACACAGGATCTGATGGTAAACTTCTTCAGTTTGATGTTCAACTTTCACGTCAAATCGAAGCTGGAACACATGCTTACAACTTCTTGATTGTTAGAGCTCAAGATGCTGATCTTCCTGATATGGACTTCACAAATATTAAGTCTTATGCGCTTCATCACAGAAGTGTAACAAACACAGCTGGTAGTGCTCAAGGTCTTGTTGCTGTTGCTGCAGACACCCAACAAGGTGCAGGCATCATGAACGTTCGTCGTCTTAACCAAATTGGTGAGTGGGACGGTTCAATCTTTACACCTAATCCGTTCGTAGCTTCAGCTAGCCGTCATCTTATGCTTGTTGTTACTGGTACTCTTGCTTCAGCAGCTGTTGACGAGTCTACTTTTAGTGCAGACTTCACTGGTTCTTTTGCAATTGGTGATTCTTTGGATGCATCAGATTCAAGCGGTTCAACCCTTGTTATTCCTTCATTTGAGTCTAACTTTGGTTCTACTCCAGAGCCAGTTATTCCAGAAGTTGACATCAAGATTGAGTCAATTGCAGTTACCGCAGCAACACGCAAGTTACGTGCACGTTGGTCTCCAGAACTTGCGCAAGATCTTAATGCATACCACTCACTTGATGCAGAAGTTGAGCTTACTCAAATTCTCTCTGAGCAAATTGCACTTGAGATCGATCGTGAGATTCTTAATGACCTTCTCACCGAAGCTCGTGGCGCTAACTACTACTGGTCACGTTCACCAGGTAAATTTGTTAACAAGGCAACTGGTGCTTCTGTAAATCTTGCTTCAGCTCTTGCTACTGGTCCACAATTCACCGGTACAGTTCGTGAATGGTACGAAACTCTCGTTGAAACCATCATCGATGTTGCTAACGAGATCCATCGTAAGACTCTTCGTGGTTCTGCTAACTTCATCGTTGTTTCACCTGAAGTTGCTACCATCTTCGAAGCTTCTGTTCTTTACAAGCCAGCTATCAAAATCGATGGTGACGGACAAGTTGGTGCTCCGTTCTCACTCGGCGCTGAAGCTATTGGTTCATTGAGCAACCGTTTCACAGTTTACAAAGATCCATACTTCCCACGCAACAAGATCCTTGTTGGTTACAAAGGTGGTTCTTACCTTGAAACTGGTTACGTTTACGCTCCTTACGTACCTCTCATTGTTACTCCTACCATCTTCGCACCAGAGGATTTCACTCCTCGTAAGGGCGTAATGACCCGCTACGGTAAGAAAATGGTACGTGCTGACTTCTACGGTACTGTAACTTGCTTGGATATGGATGTAATCTAATTTACACTTCATAGATAATTTTAAAGGGAGCTCAAATTGAGCTCCCTTTTTTATTTTATACTTGCATACCCTTTAAGGGTATAATGACATTATGAAATGTCAAATTTGTAGTTATGAATCAAAAGGAAAGGATTTTGCAAATCATGTTAAGCGTGAGCATAGCCTTTCATCAAAAGAGTACACAGTAAAATATCTTTATAGCGGGACCCAACCTATGTGTTATAATTGTGGTAGCGAAACAAGATATGTTGCTTTTGAGTTTAAGAAGTATTGCAAGAATTGTTCTAGGGTTGCTTCAAGACTTGGTGGCAAGAAAGGAGGCAAGGCTAGTGCGTGGAACAAAGGATTAACAAAAGAAACTGATTCAAGGGTTTTAAAGTTATCTGAAAAGTTGACGGGAGAAAAAAATCCTTTCTGGGGAAGGCGTCACAGTGATAAAACCAGAAAAAGAATAAGTCAAACAAAATTATTAAATAGACTCGATATATCATCAAGGATTGATGAGAGGCAAGGAGAATTTGAACTTAAAACCAGTTTGGATGATTACTATTCTCGTCAAAAACAATATCTAGAATTTCAATGTACGCAGTGTGGAAACACATGTCAAAAAACATTGCAATCTTTTGAAAGAGGTTCTTTGTGTCCGACATGTTATCCAGTTTCTAGGTCACAATTTGAATTAGAAATCAATGATTATATAGAATCGCTTGGGTTTAAAACATTAACATCTGATAGAAGTATTATCAGTCCTAAAGAGTTGGACATTGTTATTCCAGATAAGCGGGTTTGTATTGAAGCAAATGGGTTGTATTGGCATTCTGAATTAAACAAACAAGATAAAAGATTTCACCTTAACAAGACAATTGATTGTTTAGAAAAAGATTATAAATTAATTCACATATTCAGTGATGAGTGGGAATATAAAAAAGATATTTGCAAATCAATGATATCACATAGACTTAACTGTATTAATTTTAAAATTTTCGCAAGGAAATGTGAGGTTAGAGAGATAGGAAAACAAGAAGAGAGAGAATTTTTTAAAAAATCACATATTTCAGGGTTTACCAACTCTAGAAAGTGTTGGGGATTAATTCACAATAACAATATTGTTGCTGCATTATCAATTAGAATTCCTAGACAGAAAAAATACAAAGGAATGATAGAGATTGCTCGTTTTGCATGTTTACCCAACCATCATGTTGCAGGTGGACTAAGTAAATTATTAAAACATGTTAAGTCATATTGTAGAGAAAATAATTTTAACTCTTTAATGACCTATGCAGATAGAAGATTTGGTGAAGGAAACGGATACGCTAGTGTAGGATTTGATTATATTGGTAACACGGGAGTGGATTATTTTTATACTGATGGTCAAATTAGAGTTGATAGATTTGGTGTTAGGGCACAAAAAGGTTTGAGCGAGCGTGATGTTGCTAAATCAAAAGGGCTGTACAAAGTGTGGGGCTGTGGTAGTAATATATTTAAACTCAATTTATGATTTTAAATAGTTTTTCCAAGCATGCTTTTTTCTATTCTCAAGATATTTTAAATCATATTGTTTTGTGTAAGCTTCTCGTTCAAAAGGAATATTCATATAAGCTGCGTCATTTGACAATCCTTTAACTTTACCTTTAAGCCAATAGTAAACATATAAAACATAGAAACCTATTACAAATAACTCTTTTTGTTGCGCTATGTGTATCTTTTCATGGTTTATGGTTGTTTCATTTCCTTTGTCTTTTATGATAATAAAAGGGTAAAGAGTTATGGCGTAGATATCAATAAAAAAAGACAGAGCTTGGGGTAGCTTGCTGTCTTTGATGATGATAGGCTTCATATGAACCTCCGGGATTTTGGCTAATTTTTACATTTGAAATGGACCAGCACCACCTCTTCTGAACTTATAGGTCATAGGTCCGGGTTGAGCATCGGGATAGTTTACACCTTTTCTGCGCATATAGTCAATTACACTGTGAAGAACATCCATTGTCATGGCTATGTCTGCAGTGGCTTCATGCCATCCTTTGTTTTCTATTTCAAAACCTGTGACAAGATTTCCTAGTTTGCTGGCGTAGTAAGGTTTTCCTTTTCTATTCATTAGAGTTATTGCATCAGCTAATCTTTGGTCTTCTTCATCAGCTAATTGGTTGCTCATGATATATTCTAAAACGGGCTTAAAATAGATATCTGTGAATGCAAGAGAATCTATTGCGGTTGCGTCAGGGGGAGTGATTCCAGCTCTACGATATAGTTCATTTAACATTTTTACATCAAAATCTGCATTGTGTGCAATTAAGACGATGCTACCTGATGGACTTTGTGCTCTTACATTCATGATAAAGTCTGTGAAAGCTTGTGCAACTGCAGCTGGACTTTGAGGTTGAAATGGTTCGTCGTAGTAGCGAGTCATTTCTAGTAAGTTTGAAATTGAGTAATTATCAGAAGGAATTTCGCCTGAGTCTTCTTGTTCTTTTCTTTCAAGTGTTGCAGGTTGTAATTCAATTTTCATATTAAATCTTGCACCTTCAACTTCTTCGGGTTTTGTTTCAAAAGCGTTTGTATTATATCCGATTGCAGCTAGTTGAGTTATTTGAACATGTGGTTCTTTTTCGTCTAATCCTGATGTTTCTGTATCAAAGAAAATCCACGTATGGTCTTTAAACTTTTGAACAATGTTTTGCTCAGCAGTTTGGTAATCTCTTGGATAATATTGATTTGGTGCAGTTCTTTCAGTAAGTAGATTTGATTTAGTGAATTTTCTCCACTCTTTTAGTATTTCTTTCATAGAATTCATGATCTAACCTTTTTTGTTTTTTATTATTTTATTGCATAATTATTAAATAAACATTGATTTAGTTTTAAATTTATGTTGCATTAATCAAAAAAGGAGATAAAAATGGCACGTGCTTCACAAAGAGCGACATTAAGAAAAGTAAAACAAGGAAGCTTGGTTATCAACAAAAAAGGCAAAGCTGTTATTGCTAAACAAGAATTAATTCAAGAACCCGAAATAAAGGAAGGCTCAGAGTCCACAATTAGTAATGTTGAAGTAAAAATTCCTGTTCTTGAAACTACACAATCGGAAGCTGAAGTTAAAGAAGAAAAAGAAGTTAAAGCTAAAGTTTTAGAAGAAAAAGTTGTTGTTGAAGCTGAAAAAAGAAAAACAACAAAAGCTAAATCTACTACTTCTACATCAACAACTTCAAAAAGAAGAAGGCGCAGTAAAAAGTCTTCATCAAAAAGTTAGTTAAAAATTAGGTTTGTAAAATGTCTAAGTTAAATAGAAATAAAATAAAGAAAATGATTTTGCAAGAAATGCATATGATGGGAATGGGAAATATGAGTATTATCCCAATGCAGTCATTAGCAACATGTCCCTCTTGCGGTCAAAGCCCATGTACTTGTGATGATTATGGTGCTCCATGCCCTTCGTGTGGACAAAATCCTTGTGAATGTGACGGGTTTCCTGAAGAAAAAACTGATATGCACATGGCACACGATCATCAAAATCACAGCATGTTAGACAAGGGATCTGTTTCACGTGAAGATTGTTGTGCAGCTATTAAATGTTTAGTTGAATGTTGTGAATGTCCTGTTACAAAACAAGCTATTCTTGATTGCTGTTCAGATATTATGATGGGAAGATACGACTGATGAGATTAACAAGACGTCAGCTAAGAAAACTTATTAATGAAGAGGTTTTCAAGGCAGATAACAGAAAGATAATTCGTGAATCTAGCGGGTGGAATATGTTAAGTGCTCCCGAGGATTTAAAGGATTTTGCAGTTGAAGTCTTTAAAGCAGTGTATGATAGCACAGGTGTAAAGCCTGACCGTTATTATAATGTTGTAGAAAGAAGAAATGACAAGACTGTGAAACTAGATAGGATTGAAGTTGGTGATGAGCGTTCAATGACTGTTAATGTTCGGATATCTTCGCTAGATGATAATTCTTATAAAGTTTCTGACGAGTTAAAAAAGCTAGGTTATGGTGTCAAGACTGTTCCTTTATTTGACAAAAATCAATTGATTTTAACAGTTAGCGAATTTGATTATTAATTTGTAACAAATCAAAGACATTTTTTAAAGTATAATCGCGTATAATACTTATCGACGAGAGGTTCAGATGAAAGTATTATACGCGATTTTTTTATTAACAACTAGCCATGTTCTTGTCTGGTTGCAACTTAATGGAAGACTTTTTAGCGCGTGGTGGGACAATAACTTTTGGATAAATGCATTGCTAATATCTCCAATATGTTTCTTAATTGGATACAACTATTGGGTGATAATGACAGAAGTTTTTAATGGTTTTGTCTGGCCTGTTAAGTTAATAGCTTATGGTGTCAATATATTTGTATTTGCATCATGTGCTAGTTACTTTTTAGGTGAACAGTTTTTGACAATAAGAAACGTCGTTAGTTTAATTTTAGTTTCTTTGATTTTAGTTTCTCAACAGGTTTTACCCAAGAAGCACATATCTGAGTACTTCACGAGTGACGAACATCCAGAGAATGATCCCACCAAGAATTGATGAGGTCAAGATCAAGCATTTCAGTAATTTCGTCGGGCAGATAGCCAGTGGCCACAAAGTCAAACCATTCACCTCTACAGTTGCACTTCTTTTCTTTAAGTAGATGGTGTAAATGCTTTTCAATGTAACCTTGATGTTTCAATTCTAGTATGAGCTTAAGCTTGTATGGACTTCCTGTTTGAAGCTGTTTAAGTCTTTTTTCAACGTTTTTACTTCTACCGATTTTTATAGCACCAGTAATATCACTTTGAACAATGTATAGATGTTGCATATTTAGATTATACTCAGGAGCAACATAATGTTAACTAGTGAAAGACAGATAAGACTTTTAATAAGAGAGATACTTTCAGAGTATGTTGTGCCAATGGGTTACAGTTTAAAACAATGGAAAAAGAAAAGGGAAAAAGAAAAGATTTCTAACAAAGATTATGCAGATAAGACAAAGGGCGATAAGTGGAAAGTTGTGCATGGCAAGTCAAAAGGAAAGATAGGAAAGCCTATCAGTAAGTCTGCTAAGAATTTAAGTTATTCAAAAGCAACGAAAATGCATAGTGCAATTAAATTAAACGAAAAAAATGTTGATGTTTCGCTTGATGACTAATATATGAATTAGTACCGTCAATTCTAGTTTAGTCCCGTTGTGTTCGCCTATATATAAATAGTATAGCAACTTGAGGTGAAAAAGCGTGGCTACATTTGCAAATATAACAAACCCTACACCATTTGGTTTTTATGATTTAGAAAGTGATTTCATAACCGAAGCTGATAGCATGGTTGTTTTTGTTAAGCGTAAGCTTGGGGACGATGTATTATCAGTAGAATTGACAAAGAAACAGATTTTTGCTAATTTTGAAGAGGCTGTATTAGAATACAGTTCTATTGTCAATCAGTATCAGGCCAAGTCTCAGCTTGTTGATTTTCTAGGTTTCCCGACAGGCTCAATAATGAGCGGTAGCGAAGAAAGATTTCCGCGCCAGAACTTAGAATTTTTAACACGCTTCGCGGAACCATATGCAATGGAAGCAGGAATCGGTGGATCTTACAACATGATGTCGGGATCGATTTCTCTTGAGGCTGGCCGCCAAGACTATGATATTTATACAGAACTCAAAGACGAGAGTGGAACGCCTCTATTTGATGATTCTAGAGGCAAGATTAAAGTTGTTGAAGTTTATCATTTTAATCCCCAAGCTGCCTATAGATTCTTTGACACAACTTCAGCTATCAATTATCTTAACAATGAATTTTCTTTTGAGTCGTTTACACCTGAGACGATATTCTACGTGTTGCCAGTCTTTGAAGACATACTGCGAGCAGGTCAGCTTGATTTATCTAACAGGGTTAGGCGTTCAAATTACTCCTACAGGGTAGAGGGTACCAAGATTCGTATCTTTCCGACTCCTACAGTTGAAAACAAAACATTGTGGATAAGAATGCGTCAATACGCTGATCCTCTTTCTCCTGCATATACTGATAACACCTCTTACGGTGTTTCAAACATGAGCAACATTCCTTTTGGAAACATTCAATACAACAGAATTAATTCCATTGGAAGACAGTGGATTAGACAGTATACTGCTGCCTTGTGCATGCAAACTCTAGGACAGATTAGATCTAAGTTTGGAAACATTCCAGTTCCGGGAGATACAGTTCAGTTAAATGGTGGCGATTTGTTGAGTAACGGAAGGTCTGACGCTGAAGCTTTAAAAACAACATTGAGAGAAATGTTGGATTCAATGACTTATGAAAAGTTAACAGAGATTCAAGCAACAAGAGCTGAAAACATAAACAAACAACTAAAATTTGTGCCCATGCCACAAGGTAAGGCAATATTTACGGGGTAGATTAAATGCCTAGACTTTTTATAACTCCTAGAGAGTTAAATTTTATAAATGACATTGCAAAAGAAGTTATCAAAGACGTCGTTGGTCAGAAAATATATTATTTCCCTATTTCTGAAATCAAGTCTAAAGTTCATGATGTTTACGAGGAATCTCCTGAAAAGATTTTTGAAAACCCGATAGAAATTGAATGTTTTGTAAAATACACAGCTCCTGACACAACAACAGATCGTTTTGGTTCTGAAAAATACTACACAGTTGAAGCTTATATTCAATCAAGAGATCTCTTAGATAAGGGAATTGAAATATTAGAGGGTGACTTCTTTTCTTACGGGACCATATTTTTTGAAGTTGTTACTAGTCCATCATCAGATATTATTATGGGTCAAATTGAACACCAGCGTTACATAACCATTACAGGAAAACAATCAAGAAAAGGTTTGTTTCTTTCAAAAGTATTTGGTCCGACCTCAGAAGAATATACAGATGCAGATGCAGTACAAGAAACATTTGTTCAGCAGCGCGGATATGAATCTAACAGGCTTGGTAAGACAGCAGATGTTAGAGATTTAAGAAAGAATGGTGTTTTAGATGAACCACTTTCTGGACCAAGAGAAGTTTCTCCTAGTGGTGATTCAACAGGAGCGGGTTCATCTTTCTATGGAGATGATAAATAATGTCAATTAAAAAAGGCGATAAAATCATACCTCAGTTTGATGGAACAAACACTCCAGAAAACTTTGACTTTCCAAGCATTGGAATTGAAGATATTGATCGTGCTGTTTTTAAATTATTTGATGAGAAATTAAACTTTCAAACAACACAGAAAAAAGAATCAAGAAAAGTTCCTGTTGTCTTTGCGACTGGTGAAAGATTTGCGCTGACTAGAAGAAAAGATCCTATTAGAGACAGAAACAATGCAATTATTTTACCGATTATTTCAATTATGAGAGAGGGTATTGACTTTTCTCCTGATCAAGCAGGCAAAAAGACACCAATTGCGTTTAGAGAGCAAACAAGCTACACAATAAAGAAAAGACTTGCAGAAAACGATAGAAAATATCAGAATATTTTAAACAAGATGGGATTGAGAAATCAAGAAAACGTAACAGCAAGAAGAAATTTTTTAGATAATTCTATTTTTCCTGGGAATAATGCAGCGCCTGGTAGCGTTGCATCTAGAAAAAATGGCAAAAATCTTAGTTTTTCAACAAATGGTGGTACAATATCTCTTGCTGAAGATTTAAATAAAAACATATATGAAATTATTGAGATTCCCTATCCAGACTTTGTTGCTATTTCATATAGCGTTGTTTTTTGGACACAATATCTTTCACAAGCTAACGACATGATGGAATATCTAATTTCTAGCTTTGAAGGGCAAGGTGAAGAAATAACAATGAAAACGCCTGACGGTTTTGAGTTGGTTGCATTTTTTGATAATAAATTTACAGCAAACAATAATTTTGATTCAGGTTTAACTGATTCTGAGAGAATAATAAAACATACAATAAACTTGACAGTCCCGGGTTACATTTTAAATCCTAAGATATCAGGTTTACCTAACTCTTTAAGATCATATTTTTCTGCTCCTGTTATTGATTTTGGATATGAAGAACCTAACACTGATGTTGTTTTTAATAACCAACCCGAAAGAAGTGAAGAAAGAGATAAAAGATTAATCCTAACAGACTTAACTGCTCAAGAAGATTTGGCAGACTTAAAAAGAGGAGAAACATCAGAAGATTTGCAATATTATGTTCAGAACCCATTTACTGGTGAGAATGAAGTTAAATTTTCAAAGGTGTTGACAACCAATAAAAGATCTGGTGAATCTGTGATATCAAGTTTGATTGTTGATAAAATTGAAAGACAGTATGAGTGAGAAAGAAAAGATAATTGGATTATAAGTTGATAGTTATGATAGTAATTTAAGGAGTGATTAATGGCAGAACAGACATTTAGATCGCCAGGATTCTTTGAAAGAGAAGTTGACCTGACACAAAGATCACAGGAAATTGAAGGTGTTCCTGCAGGTATTATTGGAACTGCTCAACGCGGTCCTGCATTTGTGCCTGTCACAGTAGGTTCTTTTGTAGATTTTGAGAGAAAATTTGGAACATTGGATCCAGATAAGTTTGGCCCGTATGCAGTTGATGCATTTTTACAATATAGAACTGCTGCGACATATATTAGAGTTTTAGGTGCTGGTGCTAACAGCACGGTTTCAGATATTAATGCAACGCAAGTAAAAGGAACAGTAAAAAATGCTGGCTTTATTGTAAGCGGTTCAGGAGCTGCAGCTTCAGGATTGGGACACGACGAGCCAAGAAGAAATGGTGGTGTTCAGTTTATTGCAGCTGCGCATGAAGTTCCGACAGAATGGGAATCTGTGGGTTATCCAATCTTTACTGATAATGACACATTTAACATTTCAGCTGGTGGTACAGTTCAATTAATTAGAGGTATGGTAATGATGGCTTCAGGTGCAAGACTTGAAGTTATGAATTTTGATGACAACTATTTAGGAAACACTGCTGATGACTCAGCTAAGATTAACAGTTATGACGGAACTGAATCTGAAGGAACTTTTAAACTGGTTCTTTCATCTGCTTTGGGTTCTAGTTTTTCTAATGATGAAGGATATGCAGGGGTCAAGATTTACACTGCATCTTTAGATCCAACAAACAAGAATTATATTGGAAAAATATTAAATACAAGCCCAGATAGATTTGGTGTAGAACAACATCTTCTTTATGCTGATTTTCCAGTTGAAAAAGAAATTGCAAAAACATTATATCACGACACAAATTCAACTGTTGCAATTCTTTCTGGTACAAACGGAACAGTACCAACAAGTGGCGATTCAAATTTATCGCTTGGCGAAGCATTTGGTAGATTTGATACCAGATATCAAACTGCAAGAACAACAGAGTTTATTTCACAACCTTTTGGTAATGTTGAATATGATCTATTTTACTTTGAATCGCTTGATGATGGTGAGGCAGGAAACACAAGGGTTAAAGTTTCAATTAGCAATTTAAGAAGATCATCTGACCCTAAAGATCCATACGGAACATTTACAGTTCTTGTTAGAGACTTTTATGATTCAGACACCAACATGAAAGTCTTAGAGCAGTTTTCACAGTGTACACTTAACCCTGCAGATGAAAATTATGTTGCCTCAAAGATTGGTGACATGAAGCTTTATTACAACTTTGATGCAGAAACAGAATCTGAAAGAAGAGTTAATGTTTCAGGAAAAAGACCAAACCTTTCTGAATATGTTAGAATTGTAATGAATGCAAATGTTGAGGATAAGAAGATTCCTAAAGAAACTCTTCCTTTTGGTTTCAGAGGTCTTCCTGCACTAAGAACATCAAGTACACTTTCAGATGATAACACTATTATCGGAGAAGGTAATGATAACGTCATGAGGCTTAATCACAAACCTCATGCTTCTGAAGCTAGTAACTTAGATTATTCAGTTGTTCCTCCTGTACCATTTAGATTTAAGCAGACAAGAGGGGCAGTTAACAGTTCACCTTCTTTGACTGGTCAGGCAGGATCTTTAGAGCTTGCTGATTCTAGATACTTCTGGGGTGTTAAGTTTGAAAGAGTTCCTTTGACTGAGTCTTTAGGTAATTCTGTTTTGTATTCAAATGCTTCGGACACACCCAATGGGCTGATAGCTTCTTATTCTAAGTTCTTAGGCTTGGCAAAGTTAGATGTTGTTGTTACTGGATCTGATGTTGATACATTTAACAACAATAAATTTTCACTTGCAAGGGTTGCTATTAATCCTCAAAGTGATACAACTCATGACTTACCAACAGCAATCAAGACTGAGATTACAGGAACAGCTGCAGAGCACATTAGAGAAGCAGCTTACATTAGAAATGGATTGTTATCATTTCCAAACATGACAATTGATGATGGTGGTACAAATCGATTAACTCTTGCATCGCTTATTACAAATAAAATTGACAAAACAGATACGTCACCTCAAATGAGAGCTGTCCCAACATTTAACAAGTTTACTGATTATTTAAAGTTTACAAACTTCTTTTATGGTGGTTTTGATGGTCTCAATATTTTTGATAGAGATCAAAGATTAATGAACGATAAAGCAGCTTCTGTTGACACAGGTGGTAAAGCTGCTTCTGCTGCTGCTGGTTCAGAAAACTTATTAAATAGTACTGCTGCAGGTGTTGGTGTTGAAAACAATATTATTTCATCATACAGAACTGCGGGAAGAGTAATTACAGATGAATTATCATCTAGAGCAAACATTATTGCAGTACCTGGTATTAGAGGAAGCTTTGTAACTGATTACATCTCAGATCTTACAAGAGATTATAGCAAAGCAATTTATCTTATGGATATTCCTGCATACAACGATGACAATGCTATTCTTTATGACGATGCTACAACTAGACCTAACGTTAGAAAATCTGTTGAGCAGTTTGAAGGAAGAGCTATTGACAACAATTATGTTGCAGCTTATTTCCCAGATGTTATTAAAAACGATCCTGTTAATAACGAAGCAATAAATATGCCAGCTTCAATTGCAGCAATTGGTGCTATAGCTTATAATGATTCTGTAGCATATCCCTGGTTTGCTCCTGCTGGCTTTAACAGAGCTGCCCTAGGTGATGTTATTAACACAGAGATAAGACTTAACACGGAAGACAGAGATACCCTTTACGAAGCAAGAATTAATCCAATTGCAAACTTCCCTAATGGTGGTTTTGTTATTTTCGGACAAAAAACACTTCAACAGAATCGTTCAGCTCTTGACAGAGTTAATGTTAGAAGAATGTTGTTAGAGGTTAAGAGGCTTGTTTCTGAAGTTGGTAATAGAATTATCTTTGAACAGAACACACCGGCAACTCGAGCTAGATTCGTTGCTCAGGTTACACCTCTACTAGCTACAATTCAGTCGCAGCAAGGTATTGATCAGTTCAAGGTTGTTATGGATTCATCAAACAACACTCAAAACGACGTAGAAAACAACAAGTTAAATGGAACAATCATCTTAGTTCCAACCAGAGCTGTTGAATTTATTCAAATGGACTTCATTATCACAAATTCAGGTGTAAGTTTTGAGTAAAGGTATAATTAAATTTAAGAATATTCAATGGAGATTTAGATGGCAGAATTAACATTCAGATCAGCAGGTGTGAGCACAAGAGAGATTGATCTTTCCGGACCTACTGTTACCGGACCTCAAGGCATTCCTGCTGGTGTTATTGGTACATCGGTTGGGGGACCTGCTTTTGTGCCTGTTACTTTTGCAAACTTTTCAGAGTTTGTATCGGTTTTTGGCGAAACTGATGGAGAGAAATTTGGACCGCTTGCTGTTAACGAGTGGTTAAAGAATGCAAGAGCTGTTACCTACTTAAGAATTCTTGGTGCAGGTGACGGTAAAAAGAGAACTAGCTCAGGTGTTGTTACAAATGCTGGATTTTTTGTTGGTGGGCAACAAGTTCAAGATGACGGTCAAGTAGGAGATAACGCTTACGCAAATGAATCTGACGCTGCTGCTACAGTTGGTAGAACATATTTTCTTGGCGCTTTTATGTCAGAATCTAATGGTTCTACCATTTTTAGCTCAGCAGGAATTCAAGAAAGTGGTGAAAATAAATCTAGCCCTATTCTTCGAGGTGTTTTATTAGCACCGAGTGGTGTTATTCTTCATCTGAGTGGTAACAATAATAATTCTAACAAACCTGGAAATTCCGATACTGCTGTTGCAGCTAACGGAGATTTGATGGGACAAAAAGGTGCACTTACAGGCTCATTAAACCTTGCTTCTCAAGAATTCGTTATGTTATTAAACGGTTTCAAAGGATCTACAGCAAAACCAACAGCAATTACTGCTTCTTTTGACATGACTGCTACAAACTATTTTGGAAATGTCTTAAACAAAGATCCACTTAAGTTTGAATCAGAGGGTCACTTACTTTATGGACAATATGATATTTATCCAACACTTGCAACAGTAACGGGATCGGGCGCTATTACAGAAGGCGTTTATTCAAAAGGCGTTAATGATAAGTCAAAAGAAGACATTGCTCTTTTATTATCTTCTTCAGTTGTTTCTTCACTAACCGACCCAAATGTAAATTACGGTAACGTGCCTGATTATGAAGATTTCAAAGATAGATTTACAGCTGCTAAGTCACCTTATGTAATATCACAGCGGTTTGGTAATTCTCCTTATAATCTTTTTAGAGTTCATGCACTTTCAGACGGTGAAGGTCCTGCAACACAATACAAGATATCAATTGAAAACTTGAGAAAATCAACCTCTGATATAAGCAAGTTTGGTAACTTTGACTTAGTAGTTAGAAGATTTGATGATACTGACGATGAAAAAGTTGTGCTTGAATCTTTTAGAGGATTAACTTTAGATCCCGGTTCTGATAGATTCATTGGAAGAGCAATTGGCGATCAACATATCTTCTTTAACTTTGATAACGATGCAGAATCTCAAAAAATTGTTGTTGATGGAACTCATCCGGTTAGATCAAGATTTATTAGAGTTGAACTATCTGATGCTCTTAAGAAGAAAGAAGTTCCTGATGAAGCACTACCTTTTGGTTTTAGAGGCTTGACTCACTTAGTTACCTCTGGTTCTTTCCTTGCTGCTCAAGCAGATTCTCTTTATGCTTCAGCAGATCTAACACAAAGAATTGTCGAACCACCAGCGCCTTATAGAGAAAACTTGGTAATTGGTGTTGATCTTAACAAACGTGTTGATTCTAGACTTTACTGGGGACTTCAACCAACAAGAAAAACATCAGCTACTGAACCAAACAAAACCGGTCTTTTTGATGAGAGTTTGTTCACATATGTTAAACATTTCCCAGAACATAGAATTGACACCACAGGGTTTGCTATTGGTAACAACCCAGGTGCAGCTAATATCAATGGTGGCGTTGTTGATTGTGACTTATTCAATCATAATCAATTCAGCCTTGAAAAGATTCAAGTTAGAACCGGCTCTGATGGATATGCTGATGCTGAATATTGGGTTAGTGCTTCATTGGTTAGAAACGCTACAAGTGACATTTCAGCAAACGAAGATGATAAAACAAGAGGATTTAGAGTTAGCGATTTAGATAGAGTTGCAAACAGAAGATTTGCGAAGTTCACATTCCCATTGCAGGGTGGTTTCAACGGAACAAATATTTTTAATGTTGATCAATACAAGCTTACAAATACTGCTGCTAAAAGAGAAATTGATGATGAAGCAAATCAAGGTGGAAGATTTGGTTCGACTGTTGCTTCGTTTAGAAAAGCTGTTGATATTATGGGATCTAAGACAGATGTTGATATTCAGCTTCTTGCAATCCCGGGCATGAGACACACATCTATTACTGATTATGCAATTCAAGCTGTTGAAAATAGATTTGATGCAATGTACATCATGGATATTGAAGAAAGAGATCAAGTTAATACAGTTATTACATCTTCAGTTCAGTCTCCTCACGTTCTAAATACAGTTAACGATTTTAAGAACAGAGTATTAGATACGTCATTTGCTGCAGCTTATTTTCCAAACGTTACAGTTGCAGATCCAACAACAAACGGACTTGTAGCGGTTCCTCCTTCAGTTGCAGTTCTTGGTGCTTTCTCTCAAAACGATAGAATTGGTCATCCTTGGTATGCTCCTGCTGGATTTACACGTGGTGGATTAAATGCTGTTGAAATGACAAATGTAAGATTAAACAGAGCTAACCTTGATGATCTTTATGACGCAGATATCAATCCTATTACTGCTTTCCCAGGTACAGGTATTACAGTATGGGGACAAAAAACATTGCTCCAGAGCCAATCTGCGTTGGATAGAATTAATGTTAGAAGGTTACTCATAGATGTTAGAAGAAAAGTTAGAAATGTTGCTAACACATTGCTTTTCGAACCTAATAGAACTGAGACATTAGAGAAGTTTTCTGCACTTGTTAATCCAATTCTTCAGAGAGTTCAAGAACAAAGTGGTGTTGACAGATATAAAGTTGTGATTGATACAACTACAACAACACAAGCAGATATTGAAAACAACACAATTAGAGGAAAGATCTTCTTACAACCAACAAGAACAGTAGAATTTGTTTCTCTCGACTTTGTTGTGACAAATGCAGGATCACCTCTTTTATAGACATATATATTATAAAGTTTAGGAGAAAAAAATGGCAGAAACATTATCAGTCACCGACATGCTACCAAACAAGTTCGAACCAAAAAGAACTAATAGGTGGGTTCTGGCAATTGAAGGTATTGACGCATTCTTAATTACAGAAGTTAACAGACCCACATTTACATTAGGTGAAAAGAAAATTGATTTTATCAATTCTTATAGAAAGGTTTCAACTGGTCGAGCTGACATGGGTGATTTATCAGTTAAACTTCATGATCCGATTGCTCCATCAGGTGCACAACAAGTAATGGAATGGATTAGAACTCATTACGAATCTGTTTCGGGTCGTTCTGGTTACGCTGATTTTTACAAGAGAGACGTTCAAATTAAATTACTTGATCCTGTTGGAACAGTTGTTGAACTATGGGATGTTAAGGGTGCATTTATTAAAACTGCAAACTTCGGTCAGCTGTCTTATGGTGACGGTGATATCATGACAATATCACTTACGCTTGCATTTGATAACTGTGTATTACAATTCTAAGATAAATTTAATTTACTTTGTATCAAAAGTCTTTACAATTTAGTAAAGACTTTTTTTATTTTGGAGTAAGAATGTCATCAGGTTTATTTACAAAAGAGCAGGCAAATCATTTGCCTAAAAACGATATTATGAAAAATGATTTTGGCTGGGAAATACCAGTTGAAAGTGTGCCTTTGCCTTCACAAGGTGTAATTTACCATCCTGATTCTGCTCTTTACAACAGAGAAACATTAAAAATCAGAGCAATGACTGCACAAGACGAAGACATTCTTACATCTCAAGCTCTCATTAAAGACGGTGTTGTAACTACATGGCTTATTAGATCTTGTTTGATTGAGCAAGGCATTGATGTTGAAGACATGATTGCTGGCGACAGAAATGCTTTAATGGTAGCTATTCGTATTACGGGTTATGGGACTGATTATTCAATCAAATCTACGTGTGAAAACTGTGAACATAGAAACTCACTGAATGTTGATTTATCTGGTTTGGGTATTAAAAGATTGAGTATTCAACCTACTGAAATGGGTAAAAATGAATTTTCTTTTAAGTTGCCTGTAACAAAGAAGACAGTTAAGTTTAAGTTTTTAACTGCAAAAGATGAGAAAGAAAGAAGAGCTAGTCGTCAGTTTATGAGAGAGCAAACTGAAGGAAACTTAGATAATGGTGTTACATCACTTTTAGAGAATTGTATTGTAGCAGTTGATAACATTACAGATCGGATGAAGATTAAACACTTCGTTAAGTTTATGCCAGCACGCGATTCTAAGGCTTTAAGAAAGTTCATTAATGAAAATGAACCGGGTATTGATATGGCTACAGAATACAGTTGTAGTAACTGTGGTCATCATAACAAAATTGGATTACCCGTTACCACCGAATTTTTTTGGCCCGACACATAGCTGGAAAGAAGCGTTTCTTGAAGAAGCGTTTTTACTACAGCGACACCTCGGTATGGATTACCAGACGGTAAGGAGCCTCCCAATTAGATATCGGCGGTGGTTTTTAGAGCGTTTGATTAAAGATTTTGAGCAAAGAAATCAAGCAGCAAAAGGACAACCAGCAAGTAATCAATCTGCAAGTGAGAACATGGACAAGCTTTCAAAATTTGAGGAGATGATGTCCAACAAATTTAAGTAAGTAATACTTATAATTAGATTGTATACAAAGGAAAGCATATGCCAGATCCTAAATTTGCAGATATGACTCAGTCAGAAATTGAGACTATGTTCTCAAATATATTTAAAGACGCAGATTTGGGTGGAGGCTCTAGAACAAGAACAAGAATTGAACCTAACCAAGCAGATATTCAAAGACAAACACAAGCATCTGCTGAATATCGTCGCAACTTATCTAGAGCAGAAGAAAGTGGGAGAACAATTGTTGGTTCTCTTTCAAAACTACCCAGTGCTGTTGTTAATACCTATGACCAGTCAATTGCTGCTTTTGAAGAAGACTTTGGCGGATTAATTGAAAACATTAATAGGATTCAACAAGCTTACGGTGGTGTATCAAGTGAGATTGAGAATTCTTCAGATTCTGCGTTAAGAGCAATTGAAAGATATTATGCTCTTGAAGGTGCCTTTGTCGATGCTGAGGGTGAAGGACAGAGGTTAACTCAACAACTTGGTTTACAATCTGAAGGAATAACTAATTACTTTGATAAGTACTTTGAAAGCTCATCTGAGATCGTTACAAAGCAACAAGCTGTTATAGGACTTTTGGAAACCCAGCATGGTACATATGTCAAAAACATGGACGAAGCTACACTTTCAAAGATTCCGGCTTACTCTGATGCATTAGGGGTTTCTGCTGGTACAATTGCTGAGGTTTTAGAAGCACAAATTGTTTCAACAGGAAAGGCTTCTACAGAAATATTAGATAATGTTGCAGCTTATGCCAACAATATTTCAGATGAAATAAACGTTCCTCAGCAAAAAATAGCTGAGTTTGCAACTCAAATGATTGCTGATACTAAAACTTTTGGTTTTGTTACAGCAGAAGAAGCGACTCGAGCTGCTGCATCACTGACACAATTAGGTTTAAAGTTTGAAGACTTAAGTAATCTTCAACGAGGTTTTATTGATTTTGGAACATCAGCAGAGACAGCAGCCAAGTTTTCTCAAATTGCCGGTGTTCAAATGGATGCATTTGAGCTCACCTATATTGCAAATGAGAAGCCCGAAGAACTTGCTGAGTATTTAAGAAATCAATTTATATCTCAGGGATTTACAGCAGATAGATTTAAATCAATGTCAAAAGCAAAGCAGCGTCAATTAGCAGCAGCATTCCCATCAGGCGTTGACTTTAACCAGATATTCGGCCTAATTGACACAGAAAGACCCCTAAAAGATGGGGAAGCTATAGCTGCATCACAAAAAACAACAAAAGATGCTGTTATTGATACGGGAAAAGCTTTTGCTGAGGTAACTAAAAATCTTACAGATGTTGAGGGTTATTCAGAGAAATCTGCAGATGCGCTAGAGAAGCTAAGAAAAAGAGCGTTGCTACCGCTAGCTAATGAAGCCTACAGGGCAGCAACAAATATGTCTGATTTAAACAGTAGTATTACAGCTGCTATTCAACTTCCAGAGCTTGGTGAGCAATTTTCAGGATTTATGGGTGACTTTAATGCTCAGTTTGAAACTTTTAATGACAAGATAAGATCTGGTGAATATGCTTTTGATTTATCTTCAATGCTTACATTTGGAGATGGCGACGGAGCTGAGTTTACAAGCAAACTAAGTTCTCTTGGTGTTGACGGTGCTAGTGCTTATATTGACGGTCAAACTAACATGTTGCAAGAAGCTGGTCAATTGCCACAAAGTTTGCCACCGTTCTGGCAAGAGATTGTTTCTTCAGTTGGAGACCCAGCAAACTATTCAGAGTTTTTACCGGGTATAGAGCAATTTGGTTTTGCAATTGGTAATTCATTTGATTTAGGTGTTAGAACTGCAGTAGAAGAAAACTCATTGATGGATTTACTCAGTGATGTTGTTAATCCCGAAGAGGGTGCAAGTTTAATAAGAATGATGGATGACAATTTAAGTTCTCAGGTTTCAGATGAAGGATTTGCTTTAGGTAAAGACTTTGGAATGTCGTTTGTTGATGGAATCAGAGACTTGGGTGTTGCTGATGATATTAAGGGATTGACAGAAGCTGTTGAAACTGGAATTACATCTGAATCTGTTACTCAAAAATATGAGCAAATTACAAATAAAATATCTGAAGCATCTGAAGATACTCATGAGAAAAATGTTGCATTAATAAATGATGTTTTAAAACCGATAATAGAGAATGTTGTTGTTGAGTTACAAAAATTAAATGTTTCAAATAATAGCATTGCTTCTAAGAATGAAGTAACTAGTGTTAATATTGATAGTAGGAATTTAGTTGACATTGTAAAGAAAGGTATTGTTGAATCTCCTGAGACTTATGATGGAAGAGCTATTCAAATATCAAGGTCTGAATAAATGAAAGAAAGAAAATTAGAATTATTAGATGAGTTATATAAATTTAAAAATTCTTTAGAAGATTTAACTGAAGAAGAATCATTGTTATTAGATAAATTTATAGATAAAACTCATAGTGATTTACAAAATATTTTAGAATTTTTTAAATCAGAAAATTTTGTAAATATGCAAGAATCAGTTGAAATATTACTTAAAGAGGCTGAAAATGGCTAGAGAAACATTAAAAGATTTTTTAAATTCTAATGGAATACAAGCAGATTCAGTATCTTATAAATTAGACAACCCGCAGGGCGAAACAGTTCAGGCAAATGGATTAGAAGATTTAGGAAAAGATCCAAATACAAATAGAGAATTATTAGACTTAGACAATGAAAATGTTGGTTTATTAGGTGACTATTTAAGCTATATTGTTGAAAACTCAAATTCAATATTTGGTATTGCACCGGGTAATGAAAAAGCAGCTTCAAGTAACAGAGGGGATAGTTTAGTCTTAGCTGAAGAACAAGGTGCAGATGAAGTTTTCTTAGGTCAAGGAACAGAAAATGCAAATAATTTCAACAAAAACTCAAACAGTCAACAATTTGGAGATGCAGGTGTTCCAATTGGTTCGTTTATTGACAAAACGGGAAATAGCTCAAATGCGCATGACCTTTATAAGTCAATTCAGGGTACAGGGTTAAATAAAACAGGGCAAACATTACCTTCTCAAGCTGGTGATACTGATAGCGATGTTGTTAAAGCAACACAAAGCTTGCTGTTAAAAAATAATAGATTTGCAAATGTTGTTACAGGCAAGGCACACGCACAAAAAAATGTGAGCATTGATAATTTTGAAAATAGTGATTCTTATCTAATCAATAATGAGTTTGGTACACACAATAAAGAACAATATCTTTCAACAATAGAAGAGATAAAAGACATTGGTGCTTCTTTGTTATTTAAAGCTTCTGGTTATGATGATGGTGATTCTCCTGGAAGTAGTGCTTCTATTAATCGCTTATCAACTGATTTTGAAAAAGAAGACATAGCTTCAAGCAGATATAGTAACAATAGTTTTAACAAGATTGAAAACGTAAAGATTAGATCTAAAAATGCAAAAGGTTTTACAGAAAATGAATCAGGAAATTCTGTTAGGCAAGGAAAGGGTGACTTTTTAAGGTCTGATCCTAACTCAGAGTCATCCAAATCTTTTGGTCAGACATATAATTCAGAATTGCATTTTGACGGCAAGAATCACAGGCTACATAAACTTCAAGCAGCAATTGCATGCAAAGCTTTGATGACTGTTGCTGAAAACTTTTATAAACAAATTCTTGAATATTTAATTTACAAAGATCAGTCAATTATGGAAAAAGTAAAGGGCGTTATTAATAGAGACAATTATGATATGTCAACTGCCGGTCCTTTTATTTTGGGTCAATCCAGATCACTTTATAATCTCAGGCTAGACCTGCTCAAGCAGATGATCCTAGTTAAAACAAAACACCCATACAAGACTTGTGTTGATAGAGGTTTAAAAATTATATTTGGGACTGGACAACCACCTGATATTGCTAAGCAATCTCACATAAGACAAGCTCCAGGTTACTGGTTATCAGTTGCTTCTTCAATATTAAAAAGTTATGACAACATTCTTGACGAGTTTAAAGAATTGTCTCAAATACAAGGCAGCGATAGTGAGCAATTTTTTAAGTTGATGAACGCAATTAAGAAGAACAAATTAGTTAGTTTTTATAACACCATGGCAACAATTGGTGATGTTAGTTTAGAAGCTTTTGCTGGTCAAGGTTTAGATAAGAATGCTAAGCAAATTAAGCATCCTAGAGATGTTGATACATTACCAGATGGTCCAGGAACTCGCGTCGGTAAAAGTAGAAAAGACTTTGGTTTTCACGACAAACAGTTGGCTTGGTCACAAAATGAAACACCATCAGCTTATCTTTTGCCTGTTAATGTCATTAGGGCTGCAACGAGACTTGACAATGTTGTTTTTGGCGCCAACCCATTTAGAGGAATGATTGGTTCTGATTTGGCTAAAAATACTTATATGTCTTTAAACAATGACGGTACGGGTGCAAGAATTCCAAAAGAAGTTGTTAAAGGTCTTGAAGACAGGCTTGACGCTGAATATGTTCCTTTCTATTTGCAGGATTTAAGAACAAATGAGATAATTTCTTTTCATGCTTTCTTGACATCTTTAACAGATAGAATTACACCTAAGTTTAACCCAAGCAGCGGGTTTGGAAGACTAGATCCGGTCCAGGTATATTCCGAAACATCTAGAACCGTTTCAGTTTCTTTTGTTTTATATGCTACATCAAAAGAAGACTTTAATTCAATGTGGTACAAGATTAATAAAGTTGTTACTTTACTATACCCGCAATGGTCAAAGGGTACTGAGGTTGCTAGAGGAAAAAACAATAGATTTGTTCAACCCTTTAGTCAAGTTTTAGCTGGATCTCCACTCGTCAGGCTAAGGGTTGGTGATGTTATCAAGTCAAACTATTCTAGATTTAATTTAGCAAGAATTCATGGCATTGGAGATCCTGACACAAACGTTGTTGTTGATACTGGGCTAGAAAACCTTGATGATTTTCGAGGAACATTAAATGAAATTAAAAATACAATCAATGATATTGGATTAACTGCGCTTGTTGCACTTTACGGCTCACCAATTCAATATGCAACAAACCCAGCTGTTCAGAAAACTGCTGGAAACAATATCTTTACTAAAAAAGCATTTAACACAATAACAAATGCTTTGACAGAGGTTCTAGCAAACGGTTTTGTCAACCCTTTGACTTATGGTTTAATCTATGATCAGCTTATCGATCCAAATCAAGACTTAGACTTTAGAGCTGACTTACCTGCTCTAAACTTGCTTGATGGGCTTGGTAGACTTGCAGATAATATTCTTGACAATAGAGGCGAAAAGAAAGGATATCCAAAGCTAGCACAGCTGCTTTTAAAAGCAAACAATAACGAAGGTTATATTGTTCATGAAACAGGTGAGAGAATATTAACAACAAGACCTTTTAAAGTAAGAGTTGTTGAAAAACTTTCTGTTGACTATAAAAACATGCAAGAATCAGAGACATCATTTCAAAAAACAACATCTAAGACACTTCCCGATAGATATAAGTCAAAATATATTAAATATCAAGCTAAGATCATTGATTTCGCAGCACCTCCAGATTTAAGAGGCAAACATATAATTTGTGAACATGCTGATATTATTCCAGAACCTGGTCAAATCTTATTGAATACATATGCTATTTCTGCACTTTTAGGCATTGCAGGAGGAGGAATAGGGCCTCTTGCAGACTATGGTTTAAGTTTTATTAAAGATGCAGTAAACATAACAGGATTTGGTTCTTCTGTTGATATTTTAAGAACACTTTATGCAAACGAGGAAACTCTTTTTATGGATCCTTTTAACAATCCAGTTACCCGTGCTTATGAAACTTCTCTTGGTAGAGGATTAGCTGGTACATTAGGGGGTATAACTTTTGACTGGTTAAGCGATGTAGCTGAGGGTTGGGAAATAGATCATAATTCAAGAGCTCCGCGGGGTGTCAAAATATCTTTTGATCTAAGTGTTATTCACGATATTCCGCCTGGTCTCGATCATTCTGGATATAACAGAGCCCCTCTTTATAATGTGGGTGATATCATGAAGAATGTTGCAGGAGATCCGCATCCTGACAATGGTGAAATGAGTGAGTTGAGGTATAGAAATGCTGGTAATTCAGCTGTTAAACGATCAGGTAAGAAGGATTAAAAATGTCAGTTTCTAGATATGCGTTTGCTGGTCAGGTAAATATTGATGGTGTTCCAGCAATAAAAACAAATCTTTTTTCTTCAAGAGTTTTTAGAGCTGTTGAGTCTGGCACAATAAGATGTAATACTCATATTCTTGAGGAAGGTGAAAGGCTTGATACTTTAGCATATTCAGTCTATGGAGATTCAAGTTATTGGTGGGTAATTGCTGCAGCTTCTGGCATTGGTTGGTCTTTACAAGTTCCGCCCGGTGCTTTTTTAAGAATTCCAATCAATATGGGTGATGTATTAGTCTTAATGAGGTAAATTAAGTGACAATTGTCAGATACGATATTAATGATCCAAATATTAGGATGCATTTTTTAACTGAGATAGCAAGAACCTTTTCTGGTTTTATTACAGGAACAGGTGCAGCTAATTCTCTTGCAATTTTTAATCCTGAACTGGATATTGTTAAAGAACAAACTGAAGGGCGACAAAACTTTAATGATGAAGATCAAACTATTTATAATTTAAAACTAGATATTCTCAGCAGAATTATCGATTCTTCTTTTGGCGCTTTTTATGTTGTAGATTTGTTAAGAAATGAACATACATTTTCAGGAGTTAGTGGAAACATAGCTAAGGTAAAAGACGAGATTCAAGATTATGTTGTTTTCTTATATGAGGATTTAGGTAATCAATATAGAACTGAAATAGGCCCAGTTCTTATAAGCAACTCAGACGAGTTTCCAAATATCAATTCTGTAGGTGACTATTCACCTGCCTCAATGAGAAAAATGACTAGCTTAACTCCTGTTTTTACCGCAAATCCTGCAAGCGCTGACTCTGACAACAGTGTTATTTCTGGAGCTACTGTCTTACCTGCAAATGTTTGTAATGAAAATCCAAAACAACCAAGCTTAGAAACACCTACATTGAGTGCAATTGTTGTTAAAGATCCTTCTTTGAGCGTGCAGTCAAAAAATGCTCACTTTCTTTCTGTTTTTTTTAATGCTATTCCTCCCATTGAAATGTCTAAGTGTGTCCCGTACATGAGTTTGACTTTTTATGAGAAAAACTTCTCTAGAGGGCCTGATGACTTTTTAAATCAATCTGCTTATTTTAGATTTGATCTTAGCGAAGGGAGTGAGGGCTTAGAGCTTGATGACAATGTTTTCAATAATTTAAGAGAAATAAATGCTAGGCTTGATAATGAATTAAACGCTCAAGCAACATTTATGAATATATTTACTTCACCACAAACAATGAACAACGCTGATATTAACAGTGAAGTTTCTGGTCTTTTTTCTGACAGTGGCAACCCAGAAAAAGTAAAAAAAGGAAGGGTGTTAGAACCATTTGCACCCATGCTTTCCCTTAGAAGTTTAGATATATCAACAACAAGTGGGGGTTATGGAGTAACTACATCTAGAAGAGCAAACATGACTTTATTTTTACATGATAGAAGTAGAATGCGAGAAGTAGCTCCCTTAATTAGCGTTAATCAGCTGGTTCAGACAACAGTAAAGATTGAGTTCGGGTGGAGTCATCCTGATTCTTCAGTTTTTAATCAATCAGATGGTACTCAGAATGAAATAGGCGTGTTTTTAAATTCAATGAGAGATGTCCAGTATTACACACTAAATACAAGTGATGTATCTCTTGATGGGTCTGGAGCAACAATAAATTTAAAACTATCAGCATTTGGTTATGTTGAAAAGAATGTAGTTCCTGCTAGCTGCGGAAGACTAGCTCCTCTTTCTCTAGTTAGTAATCAAATTGTTTCAGCAATTGATGATGTTATAAAGAAATCAAAAGAGTCCTTTGAAAATGAAAGTGTTGAAATAGATATTCCAAAAATACATCAACCCTTGCGCGTGTTAAGAAGCAGTGCTAGTTCTGGTTATGCAGCTGTTGATGCTATTCAATTAAGAGAGTTTTTAAGTCTGACACGAAGCGGTACTGCTACATCTTCTGATATTGTTAAAAAAGTTTTCAACATGTTTGGTATTGATGATGATGAAATTAATCAGAGTGCTTTGATTCCAAGTACACAAGGTACAATAAGTTCAATACCAAAAGAAGGATTGAAAAAGCTTCTTTCTCGTTTTAATAACACTTCAGTTTCTAGGAATAATTTTAATGAGATTCAAGAAAAATTGGCAAATCTAATCTTAGAAGAAGTTCCTGATTATTTTAGAACACCTCGTGCTGAAAGAAGAGAGAGTGACATTAAGAAAAGAGAAGATCAGGGACTTTCTCAAAGTCCTGATTTTCCTGTAAGTCATGTGAGAAACATTGAATCCTTAAAAGATCAAGAAGCAGGGTCAGAAAGAATATCATTGGGTTCGCTTATGTGTAGCTTTGTTGGCGCACCAATGTTATCAACGGGACAGTTTTCAGAAGTTCAAATGATTTTTTATCCAATTAACAATAAAGCGGGAGGAGCAAGAATTCATACAACAGCCAGTCTACCTCTCTCAAAAGCTCTTGTTGCTAACGCTTTTGAAAAATTAAGAAATATTGATGAAAATACTTTTAATGCTAATTTTACTGCAAGTTCAATTGTAGACTTTTTTGCTGATTTGGTTTTATCTGATAATTCTCTTTATTATGGCGAAGATGTCATAGGGTTTGATGAGGGCGAAAGTTCTAATTTAGTTACACAATCTGCTGTAATATCAGATGATTTAACCAGAAAAGCCTTACTAGATAAGATTAGTTCAGATTTTCAAACTGCATTAGATGATTATAATGGTGAGCTTGGAGAAACTTTAGAAGAAAAAAATCTAGATGACAGTCAAAAAGATGCAATTGCACAAAGATATTATAATAAGGTAATACAAGAAAATCGTGCAGATACAATTTCTAAACTATATACCAACGATGGATTACCTAAGGTTGATGTCAACTCTGTTGTTAAACCTTTTATAACTGCTAAATTTGAGACTCTGCCAGCCATCAATCCAAATCCAATATTAAAAAGTGGTGGAAATGAACAAAACACACTAGGAAAGATATCTAACTTTTTAAATGGTGAAGATTTAAGTGGATCCGGATCTGGTTATTATGATTCTTCAAAAATACTAAGGATTCATGTTTTTGATACAAACGTAACAACAAGCGCAAAAGCGCAACTAGTTTCAGATATGATTGACAATTTAGGTGTTAAGACTGCTGGTGAATCTGTTGTTGATGGTAAAGGTAACGGGGTTAGCTTAGAGAAAGATTTAAAAACAAACATTCCTGGTGAATCTTCTTCATCAAGAATATCTGTTGCAAACCTTTCTGCACAAGATTTAAAAGCTTATGTAAAAAGACAGTTTCCAAGCATAACGTATGGAGCTTATAATAGTGTTATTAGAAGTTTATCTGTAAATAGTACGACTGGAGACAGTATTGCGCAAGCTTTTGCTATTGATGCTGAGGTTGCAAGAAGAGAAGGGAGAACAACCAAGGGAGAAAGGGGAAATGCTTCAGACTCAGAAGTAACAGTGTTTCCTGCAAATTTAAAGGTTGAAATGTTAGGCATACCTTTTATAGCAATGGGTAATCAAATATATGTCGATCTAGGCACAAACACAGACCTGGATAATGTATACATGGTGAACAGCGTTACACACACAATATCTCCTGGCTCTTTCACAACAAGCTGCGATTTAAAGCTTCAAAATCAAGGTATGGTTAAAAACTTAAGAGGAGATATTTCAAAAGCTATTGAAAAATTAGTCGCAGAGTAGTATTTTAAAATAAAAAAGGTGTTGCTTTGAAACTAAATTATGAAATAACTCCAGAGTATAACTTTGTTGGAAGAAATATTATTGTCAATAATTCTGCAGAAATAAAAATAAACATTAACTCTCTAAATAAGATTAGAAGCATATGCAGAAAAGACACGATAAAAAGTCTATCATCATACTATTCAAAAGTTTTAGAACCTTTAAATGCAAAAGAAGTTAATTGGGAACACTTTTTAACAAGAAAACAAAAAAAGTCATATCTTGACTATCTAAGGAGTGAGTTATCAGACAATAATAATTCATTTATCACAAGATATTTCTTTGAGACATTCCCGAAAAGATTACAATTGTTTAAAAGATTAGATAATCTTTTCTTTGAAGGTGAGTGGCAAGATGTTCCAAAATACAAGCATGATAGCATCACAGGTCGTTTATCAATAAAAGAAGGCATAAACTATCTGACAATGAAAAAAACTGATAGGAAGTTTTTAAAGCCTAACTTTGACAATGTTTTGTTAGAGGTAGATTTCAAGTCATGTGAACCCTACTTTTATTTAATGACGATGGGATTAATTGATGAAGATGTAAAAGACGTTTATCAACATGTCAAAGACGTCTTGGAGATTAATCCTAACATAAGCAGAACCAAGTTTAAGCAGGCTGTGATATCTTGCCTATATGGTGCTTCTAGTTCAACAATAAAAAAGCTTTCTGGCCTATCTAGCGGCGAGATTGAAGCTTTGAAAGATTACTTATCTTTTAATGAGTTAACAGAAAAATTGAATTCTGAATTCCAAGAAAAGGGTTTTATTGAGAATTACTTTGGAAGGCCGATTTTTAGCGATTCAAATGTTGTCAATTATTATATTCAGTCTTCTGCTGTTGATTTTTGTTGTCTTTCTTTTCTTAATTTTTTAAATGATAACAAACAAATCAAGGGCCATGCTGTTATTCATGATGCGCTCTTGTTTTCTTGTGAAAAAGAACATGTAGAAGAAATAAAGAAAATAGCAAAACTTGGGATAGAAGGAATACAGATTCCCGTTGAGATAAAAGAGATTTAGAACGATATTTAATATCGTTATGAAGTTTAAAGATTTAATAAGAGAAATAAGACTGGGTGTAGGTGACTCACCCTATGATTCAGCTTATGTAAAGCAAAGAAAATCAATACAGCACGGGTATAATGGTTCACCAAGAGACTCAGCTGCTTCTACTTATAATTCTAAAATGTCTGCTGGTTTTCCTGTTGATTATTTTGAAGAATCAGGATATCAATTCGAAGAATTAAACGAAGAAGATCCGTATGAAGCAAATGCAAAGATTTGTGAATTACGTGTTTTTAAAGACGGGATGTTTAAGATATTGGAAACAATGGAAAAACTTGTTGATGAAGATATCGAAGAAGAAGATGAAGATAAAATTGATGAGTTTAGTGGTGCAGGAGCAGCTGGTGGTGTTGCAGTTCCACTGGGAAGAGAAGCAGATGGTTCATTTACAACACGCAAGAAGTTAAAGCAGAAGCGTGATTTCTTTAAAACCACTTACGGCGGTGATAAATCAAAATATTACCCATATAAAAAATAAAAAAAGTTTTGTCAAACTTGTAATATTTCTACCCTTATGTTATAATGCTATAGCAATTAAACATTAAACATTAAAAATTGCAAATTAAACATTAAACAGGAGTAAAAATATATGGCTATCGATTTTGATGCTATTAAGCGTAAACTTGAACGACTAAGCGGAAACGTAAAATCAACTAATGTTATGTGGAAACCAACAGAGGGTGAAGAACATACTGTTCGTCTACTTTCTTTTCCTGACAATGATGGGCAACCTTTTAAGGAACTGCAATTTTACTACAACATCCCTGGTCAGCGCGGTCTACTTGCACCAGCTCAGTTTGGACAAAAAGACCCAATTCAAGAGTTGATTAACAAGCTTCGTGATGAAGGAACAAAGGAATCTTACGAGATGGCTAAAAAGCTTTATCCAAAGATGCGATGCTATGCAGCTGTGATTGTTCGCGGTGAAGAAGACAAAGGTGTGCAAATTTGGGGTTTTGGTAAACTGGTATATCAAAAGCTGCTTGGCATGATGCTGGATGAAGATTACGGCGATATTACTGATCCACTTGAAGGACGTGATATTAAAGTTGTTAGCACTAAGAATCCTGGACAACAGTGGGCAACCACAGAAGTTCTACCACGTGGTAAATCAACTAAACTGTCAAATGATAAAAGTCAAGCTAAGGAATGGTTAACAAACATCCCAGACCTTAATAAGATTTACACTTGCAAAACTTACGATGAGTTAAGCAAAATTGTAAACGACTGGTTAGCTGGGGATGATGAAGAAGATGACAAAGAGTGGGGAACATCAAAAACCTCAACTACAACGTCAAGTAATTCTTCTAAGTCATCAGATGAAAAATCTTATGACAGTCTAGATGACGCTTTTGCAGATTTGATGGACTAAAAACTTAAAATAAAAACAAAGTTTTAGGGGAGCTTGAAAAAGCTCCCTTTTTTTTGTATAATCCTTAAGAACATAAAAAGGAGTTTGCATGCCAAGAAAAGTTATTAAAGATGACGATTTTACAAAAGACTTGATTAAGTCACTCAACAAAGACCACGGTTCACGTGTAGCATATAATTTAGCAGAAGATGAAAGTCCTACTCATGTCAAACGATGGGTTAGCACTGGAAGTAAATTATTAGATTACATTTGTGCTAATAAAAAAGGTGGTGGTTTTCCAGAGGGAAGAATTGTAGAAATGTTCGGACCTCCCTCGATTGGTAAATCACATATTGCTACACAGATTGCACGAAGCACCCAAGAAATGGGAGGGATTGTTGTTTATATTGACACTGAAAATGCTACCTCAGTTGAGAACCTAGGAAATCTAGGAGTAGATGTTTCAAAACGCTTCGTTTACGTTGACACACACTGTACTGAAGAGGTTTTAGACATTGCAGAAAAAACAATATTAAAAGCTAAAGCACTTGATAAGGATGTACCAATTACGATTATCTGGGATAGTGTTGCGGCATCATCTCCAAAAGCTGAGTTGTTGGGTGACTACGATAAGGAATCAATTGGTCTTCAAGCCCGTGCTATTTCAAAGGGAATGAGAAAGATTACGGGTTTGATTGGACAGACAAATTCATTATTTGTTATTTTAAATCAGATTCGAACAAAGATTGGTGTGATGTATGGAGACCCTGATACTACACCTGGTGGTAAGGCTATTCCTTTTCATAGTTCTATTCGTATTAAACTTGGTGCTGGTCAACCTATCAAAGATGGTGATGATGTAGTTGGTATTAATGTATGGGCAAAAACAGTAAAAAATAAAGTAGCGCCACCCTTTAGAAAAGTTGATTTTGAAATCCATTTTGGAAAAGGTATTGTTGAGCACGAACAAGTCTTTGATATCTTAAGAAAACATGGCGAAGCTGTTACAGAGCAATATATTATAACAGTTTCTGGGACTGGAGGATGGAAAGAATTAACTGTTGTTGATAGAGAGACTGGAGAACTTATTGTTGAAAAGAAATTTAGAAAAGCAGAGTTTGGAGATATTATGAGAAGCCCAGAATATTCTAATTACATTGACTTGCTTTTAGATGCTGCAATGACTAAAGTAATGGGAGATTCTGAATCTGTGGATATTAATCCTGAGTCATATGAAGAAATGAGAGCACTTGCAGATGAGTTGGGTTTAGATGACTAGACGTCATCTTTTAATTGACGGATTAAATCTATTTACACGCCATTATGTTGCTCACCCTGCTATGTCAGATAATGGTGAGCAAATTGGCGGTGTTGTAGGTTTTATTAATAATCTAACAAGACTAGTAGATAGATGTAATCCGTCAAGTGTGATTGTTTTTTGGGAAGGTGGTGGGTCAAAAAGAAAAAGAGATTTGTATAGCGATTACAAAGCAAGCAGAAGACCACAAAAGTTAAATCGATATTATGAGTCAGATTTAATACCAGACTCTGTTAAAAACAGAAACTATCAATTAAAAACAATTATTGACATCTTGGATTGTTTTCCCATAACTCAAATCTATGTTGAGGATGCTGAAGCAGATGATGCAATTGGTTACATTTCAAAATACAAGCTAAGAGATGAGCCAAAAATAATTGTTTCTTCTGATTATGACTTTTATCAGCTAATTGATCCGTTAACGATTATATGGAGTCCAACACTAAAAAAATTCGTTCGGACAGATTTTGTCCTTGAAAAGTTTCAGGTGCATCCAAATAATTTTTGTTTGGCAAAATCTATATCTGGTGACCGGTCAGATAACATACCTGGAGTTGATGGTGTTGGTTATAAAAAGCTGTCAAAAAGATTTACAAAGTTTTCTTCTGAAGATGATTATTTAATTGATGAATTCTTTGATGATGTGAGAGAATTGAAAAAGACTAAAAAGTTAAAAATGATTGAATCAGTTCTTGCATCAGAAAAACTAATTAGAAGAAACTGGAAGTTGGTTCACCTGGATGTTAATAATTTGTCACACACACAAGTAAATAAAATTAATGAAAAAGTTGAAAACCCAAATAAAACATGTAATAATATAAATGCACACAAAATATTGAAACAAAATTCAATAACCCAAATAGACTTAATTCAGTCTAATTTTGTCTTCAAACGTTTATCAGGAAAATAAATGAACATGTACAAAGAATCAGCCATGGCTGAACCCCACTTTTCAAAGTATGGAAAGCAATTCCAAGAAAAAATCTTTCAAGCAATGATGACTGACCATAATTGGGCAGCTCAAATGATTGAAGTTATGACACCTTCTTATTTTGATGTCAAATACCTCCAATATCTTTGTGATAGATTTTTTGGTTTTTATGGAAAATACAAGAACTTTCCAACACTACAACTTTTAGTTTCGATTATCAGAGACGAACTAACTACTGGCGATGATGAAATCTTACGTGAGCAAGTAATTGAGTTCTTAACAAGAATTAAATCTTCTCCTAACCTCGGAGATATTGGCTATGTAAGAGACAAGACTTTAGATTTCTGTAAAAAGCAAGTTTTAAAGCAAGCACTTGAAGAATCTGTAAAAGCAATTGCAGCTGAAAACTATGAATCTGTTTTAAGCATTATGAAAGATGCAGTTTCAAAAGGTGCTAAGTCAACGATTGGACATGATTTCTTTGAAGATTATGAAGCACGATTTACTAAAATTACCCGTATAACCTGTCCAACAGGTATTCAACAATTAGACCAAAAAGACGTTTTAAATGGTGGTCTGGCACGTGGTGAAATTGGTATTGTTATTGCCCCTACTGGTGTTGGTAAATCTCACTTTTTGGTTAGTATGGGTGCTGAGGCTTTAAAAAGAGGCAAAAATGTTTTGCACTACACTTTTGAGTTGACTGAAACAGCTGTAGGTGTAAGATATGACAGTCACCTATGTGATATTCCTTCTTCAGATGTTTATGACAGAAAAGAAGAGGTTTTGAAGACATATGAGGAAAATGAATTTGGTCGCTTAATAATTAAGGAATACCCGACAGGTTCTGCATCTGTTGTTACAATTAGAAATCATCTTGAAAAACTTAGGATGAAGGATTTTATTCCAAGTCTAATTGTGATAGATTATGCAGATATTATGCGGTCAACAAGAGCTTACGACTCTTTGCGACATGAGTTAAAATTAATTTACGAGGAGTTAAGAAATCTTGCAATGGAATTTAAGTTACCTATCTGGACCGCATCACAGGCTAATCGTGAAGCCTCTGATAAACAAGTTGTTGGTTTAGAAAACATGTCTGAAGCTTATGGAAAGGCTATGATTGCAGATGTTGTGGTATCTTTATCCCGCAAGCAACTCGAAAAATCTACCGGTGCAGGAAGACTCTTTGTTGCAAAAAATCGTGCAGGTCGTGACGGATTACTCTTCCCAATCCGCATTGACACGGCTAAATCTAAAATCAGTATTATTGATGATCCCAATGCTTTGTCAGCAGTTGATGTTGTTGAAACAAACCATCGCGGAACCAAAGATATGCTAAAATCTAAATGGAAAGAAATAACCGGTAAATAGGAGAAAAAATGTATAACTACCAACAAGTATATGAAGCATCATTAGAATATTTTGGCGGAGATGAGTTAGCAACCAGTGTTTTTATTAATAAATATGCTTTACAAGATAGTAGTGGAAACTATTTGGAATTAACTCCAGATGATATGCACAAAAGACTGGCAAAAGAATTTGCCCGTATTGAACAAAAATACGAAAACCCAATGGATTGGAGAGAAATTTATGGTTTATTTCAGGGATTCCGTTTTGTAGTTCCGCAAGGTTCTCCGATGAGCGGAATTGGAAATGAATCAAAAATTCAATCATTATCTAACTGTTTTGTAGTTGAAGCTCCTCATGACAGCTATGCAGGCATCTTAAAGACAGACCAAGACTTGGCACAAATCGCTAAGCGTCGTGGTGGGATTGGTTTTGATATTTCTACCATTCGACCTAAGGGTTTAAACACAGCAAATGCTGCTAAGACAACAGACGGCATTGAAGTGTTTATGGATAGATTCTCTAATACTTGTAGAGAAGTTGCACAAGGTGGCCGTCGTGGTGCTTTAATGTTAACCATTTCAGTCCATCATCCTCAAGTAATGGACTTTATTAAAATCAAACGTGACTTAACCAGGGTAACAGGCGCTAACATTTCAGTTCGTGTAACTGATGAGTTCATGAATGCTGTCAAGCATGGTGATCATTATCAGCTTCGCTGGCCTGTTGAAAGCATAGCTGAAGGCGGCGGCGTTCCCGAAGTCGAAGATGAAGTGCTTGCTCGAGATGTTTGGGATGCGTTGATTGAAGGTGCACATGCTTCTGCAGAACCAGGAGTTCTATTTTGGGATACTGCAACAAGAATGACTCCTTCAGATGCTTACAAAGATGTTGGTTTTGGTTCTGTATCAACGAATCCTTGCGGTGAAATTATTTTATCACCTTATGACTCGTGCCGTTTAATGTTGGTCAATTTAACATCCTTTGTTTCAAATCCCTGGACAAATAATGCTAAATTTGATTTTCCCAAGTTTAATGAAATTGCTAGAAAAGCTCAACGTCTTATGGATGATATGATTGACCTTGAAATTGAACAGGTTGATAAGATTCTGCAAAAAGTTTCAAACGACCCAGAGCCTGTTGATGTTAAATTCTATGAAAGAAAACTTTGGGAGAATGTCAAAGATATAGCTTTAAAAGGGCGCAGGACAGGTCTGGGCATAACAGGTCTTGGTGACGCATTGGCAATGTTAGGTGTCACTTACGGTTCAAAGACTTCCGTCAGAGTAACTGAAGACATTTATAAGACTTTGTCTGTATCTTCATATACAGAGTCGATTAATTTGGCGAAAGAGCGAGGCTCATTTCCTATTTGGGATATTGAAAAAGAAAGTAATCATGAGTTTATTCAGAAAGTGTTAAGTGAGTTGCCTGATGATGTAAAGGGTGATTATCAAAAGCATGGTCGTAGAAATATTGCTAATACAACAACAGCTCCAGCAGGTTCTGTTTCTTGTCTAACACAAACAACTTCTGGTATTGAGCCAGCTTTTATGCTTTATTATAAGCGTCGTAAGAAAGTTCAAGGTGATGAAGAAGTTATGTTTGTAGACGACTTGGGCGACAAGTGGACAGAGTTTAATGTATATCATCACTCTTTTAAAGATTGGATGAATCATGCACAATATAATGATCTTGAGGTTGATGCTGCTGTTTGCAATAGTCCATATGCGGGAGCAACTGCTAATGAAATCAATTGGGTTTCAAAAGTTGATTTACAAGCTGCTGCTCAAAAGTGGGTGTGTCATGCAATAAGTAATACTACAAATTTACCCGCTGATATTGATGTAGAAACTGTGAAGCAAGTATATATGAAGGGCTGGGAAACAGGCTGCAAGGGAATCACAGTATATCGTGATGGTTCTCGCTCTGGTGTTCTTATTTCTGCTGATGAAAAGAAAGAAGAAAAAACAACTTTTGCAGAAAGGCATGCACCAAAAAGACCTGAAATTCTTGATTGTGATATCCATCATACGTCAGTTAAAGGTCAAAAATGGATTGTCTTGGTAGGTTTGCTTGATGGAAAACCTTACGAAGTTATCGGTGGAGAAGCTCAGCAGATTGAGATTCCAAGAAAACATAAAAGTGGATTGTTATCAAAGCGTGTTTTCAAGACTCAAAATAGCAAATATGACTTAACAATCGGTGAGGGTGATGATGCGCTAACAGTTAAGGATGTTGTAAGTGTATTTGACAATCCAAATCATGCAGGTTATACACGAGTTATTTCAACTTCTTTGCGTCATGGTGTTCCAGTTCAATTTTTGGTTGAGCAGATGCAAAAAGATAAGGAAGCAGATTTATTTAGCTTTTCTAAGGTTATTGCTCGATGTTTGAAGAATTATATTGTTGATGGAACTTCTGCAAGCGACAAGGATTGTTCAAGCTGTGGTGCAGAAGATAGTTTGATATATCAAGAAGGTTGTGTTACGTGCACAGCTTGTGGAGATGGTAAGTGTGGATAATTGCTTAATCAATGCTGAATAATTTTATGGGCTTGCATTTTTGCAAGCCCGTTTTTCATGTAAAGCTTTAAAGAAATAAATATAATATAATAGGTAACCAAAACAAGCAAAAGGAAATATATGATTTGGAAATTTAACACAGACAGCAAAATTAAAGAACTTGAGCTTAAAAATTCGCCAATCATAATAAGGGTTAATGAGTTCACAGAAGATAGCGCAAAAGAATTTGCTAATAAAATTGCAGCAGCACACAACACGGGACAAAAAGTAATTCCTATTATTATTGATTCTTATGGTGGTCAAGTTTACAGTCTAATGTCAATGATTGGATCGATTAATTCTTCAGAGTTGCCAATTGCTACAATTATTGAAGGCAAAGCAATGAGTTGTGGAGCTATTCTATTTACCTTTGGTGATGAAGGTTTACGCTACATGGACAAAGATGCCACACTGATGATTCATGATGTTTCAGGTGGCGCACTAGGAAAAATTGAAGAAATGAAATCTTCAGTTGAAGAAGCTGAGCGTCTTAATAAGAAAGTTTATAAAATGATGGCAAGGAACATTGGTCATCCTGATGAGTTCTTCTGGGACAAAGTTCAAGAAAAAGGACGGGCTGACTGGTTTATTGAAGCTGACGAGGCATATGAGTTAGGTTTGGCTAATCATCTTAGATTGCCAAAGATGACTGTTGATGTGAAAGTTGACATTAATTTCTCGTAATCACTTTATAATGTAATGATTAAAAGCGCCGCAAGGCGCTTTTTTTGTTTGTGCTGAATAGTTATATGAGAGGTTTTTATAATGAACGATTATATTTTAAGTTATATTGGTTGTACCAAGGCAGTTGAAATGTGGTTTCAAGCTGCACATCATGTGACAAAATATCAAAGTTTTTCAGGTGATCATATTCATCTTTATGGTGAGATTTATGAAGCATTATCAGAAGAATTTGATAATCTGGTTGAAAAGGCAATTGGACTTTTTGACAATGAATTGTTTGCTGATCCAGTTTATGTTTCAGGTTTGGCAAACAAAGTGTTGTCTGATTTGGAGAGCCCATCAAATCGTTCTAGTGACGAAATAGCAAGTATTGCTTTAGATGTTATGATGATGCACTTAGGAATGCTTGAAAACATATACAATTATCTTGAAGATCACGGTGAGTTAACAATTGGGTTTGATGATTTACTTGCTGCATCAGCTAACAAGTATGAAAAATACATTTACATGCTGAGACAAAGAAACAAAAGATAACAACAGGAGACTTGTGTGGACAAAGTTTTTTATAACGAAGGTTCAGCAGCAAAACTTGGATGGGACCCATCATGGTTTGGTTGTGATGAATTTGATGAAAGATTAGTTAAAGAAATTGCAAAGTGGCAAAAGAAGCTGGGTATAAAAGCTGATGGTCTTTGTGGTCCTTCAACTTTTAGAAGAATTTTCAATGAAAGAGAATCAAAGATAGACGAATACATTCCTGCAGATGTTAAAGCAAAAGACAAAGCTTATATTGTGCATCACGGTTCTTTTCATCCTATTGAGTGGGACAAAGTTGTTCTTTGGACCGAAGAAAATGGTCTTAGACTAAGTGAAGGATATACTTCTTATTTTGAGCCTAGAAAAGTAAACATGTTTGTAAATCATTGGGATGTATGCTTGGATTCTAAAACATGTGCAAGGGTTTTAAAGCAGAGAGGTATTTCTGTTCACTTTTGTATTGATAATGACGGCACCATTTATCAGTTGATGGATACAAATCATGCTGCTTGGCATGCTGGTAGTAGAAAATGGAATCATTCATCTGTCGGTGTTGAGATAGCAAATGCTTATTATCCAAGGTATCAAGACTGGTATAAGAAAAAAGGTTTTGGTGAGAGACCCGTACTTTCTGGTGAAACAATTCATGGTGCAAAAATGGAAGACTTTTTAGGGTTTTATCCCGTGCAGCTAGAGGCTTTGAAAGCTTTGTGGAAAGCATGTCATGAGGCAATGGGAATTGAGTATAAATGTCCGACAGATAACAATGGCGAAACTCTTAAGAAAGTTTCTTCTGCAGCTGCTGCAAATCGTTTTAAGGGATTTGTGAGTCATTATCATTTGACAAGTAAAAAGATTGATTGTGCTGGTTTAGATATTCAGGAGATGTTGAATCAGATAAAATAGTTTTTATTTATTTGTGCTATGCTATAAAATAGCGTTAAGTTAAGTTAGTGTAAAGTAGAGTTAAAGTATGACAGCATTTAGAGTCACTGAATCTTCGGGTTCAGTAGGAACAATTCAGGTCGCAGGTGTAGGTGGACTATTTAAACCGGGCAGAATTATTGCGGGTTCTAATGTTAATATATCTTCTAGTTCTAACGGGGATTATACAATTGAAGCAGTCGGTGGGGCTGCTTCTACTGTTGGCACACCTTCTGATGGTTCTTTTGCAGATGGTTTGTTCTCTGATATTACTCCAACAACAACAGTTGCAGATGCTATTGATAAGTTAAATCAAATTTTATCTGTCTTAGCTCCTGCACCCGCACCTTCTTTAGATGATATATCGACAAATACTAACGGGATAGAGAAAAAGTTATCTTTTGGTTCTTCTAATGAGATATCTGGTTATGCTAATGTTGGCACAACAAGTGGCTTTTCAGCTGTTGATGTCAATGAGGTTTATGATATTCAAAGTGATAATAACAACTTAAGACGTGGTATTTTTGACGGAACTCAAGTTATTGAGGGTAAACTTAATGAAGATGTAGCCTCGGCATCACCGAATTACCCAGCTGACGCATTCGGAAACGGGAATCTGGGGACTTTAAAGTTAGAGATTAATGGTTCAGTGGTGCACTCTGTAGACCTGTCTAGTTTCACAGGTGCGGGGTCTCCTGGAAGCGGAACTGCGATTTCGACAGGAAGTAATGGTTCTGGTTTTTATAATATTTCCACAACGGGTGATGCAATAGATTCGAATGGTGTTGTTTTTAATACTATTAAGCATCGAACAGCAAATTATAGAGTTGCAACAGGAGACCAAAGAGATGGCTGGAATTATGTAAGAGTAGTTCATGCTGTTGGGTCTGCAAACTCTACTACAAATTATATTGAGTGGGTAAACGATTCTAATGCAGATAATCCTTCTATTTCTAATGCTACTTCAAATATTAGTGTGACAGAAGGTGTAAGTGTATCAGGAATTAAATTTTTATCTGATTTTGATGCTTCTATTTCTTTTGATGTTAATAACTTCTATCGAAATATTCATGGTGATACAATATCTTTTGTATCAACAAATGCAACAGCTCCGTCTACTATTACACCTGACGATATTGGACCTTCTGAAGATGAGACAAAAGTAATAACTGTTAATACTTCAGTTGGTGATTCTAATCAGCTGATGGTTGATCAAAGCTTTTCAACAACCGCAGAACTTACACATCCTTTGAAGGGTTTGGTTACGTTAACTGTAGCAAGCGGCGGCGGATTTTTACTTTATAACTTACCAGATAATGCAACAAATCTAAGAGAAACATTTCGACATGAGAATTATCGAATAGTTTCAGGAAGTTATAACAGTCAAAATGATGTCATAAGCATTGATTCGGCATGGAACAGTGCTATTCACATGACAACAGCTTCTTTTTATGTAAATAACTGGCCAGGTCACTCAGACGGATTACAAGTTCTAGGTGGTAATTTGTTAATCCCAACTTATTATATGAGTGGAGATTATAGAAATACATCAGACGATGGTTCTATATTGTATGCTCCTGATGGCAATCCTGATTATTCTGGTTTAACCACGGGCTTAAGAACATATTATCGAAAGTTTCAGAACACAGGCGCAGCTGTTAGAGACTTTAAGATTACTTTTGTTGGTTCTTTTGCAATTGCAAATGGAAATTACGCTCTATCTGGCAATCGTGTTAGCATTTATGTTAAGCTTCCAAACAACGGTACAAATCAAACAGGTTGGTTAGACATATCAAAAGCATTTGAATATAATACTGTTAATGACTATGAAGGTTGTTATGTTGCAAGCAATAATGCTACAATATCAGGTTCAAGAACTAATTTCTATAGCTTTGGAACAGTTGAGATTGGAACAGATGATTATATTGTTTTAAAAATAGAAGCTGATGCAGCTTGGACAGGAATGTTAAGAGAGGTTGAAGTTGAATTTGGTGCGGGAGAAGGTATATTATATCCAGTTCCTGATTTAACTGAAATTGATGGTGCTCATTCTCGTTCTTCTGATATTAGACTCTCTTTTGGCGCGTCTAATCCAGTTTCGGGTTATACTTCAGTTTCTGCAATTGGAGACTTACCAGAATATGATGTTAATGACACATATACTAAAGACGGTAATGTTTTAGGGGTTTTTGATGGCACAATTACACATTCTGGGCTTTTAAATCCTAATGTTGCTAATGCTGCTCCAAATTATGTTGCTAATGCTTTCTCAGAAGGAAACGAAGGGGTTTTAATTCTTGAGGTTAATGACGTAATTGTTTATGAGCTGGATATTGAAGAAATAGCAAAGAATATAGGTAGGGGTAATCCTGGAAGTGGTTACGGAACTTATACAAATGCTGATGATACAGGGTTTTATTTTGTATCATTGTGGGATGTAGGAAAATATTCAGAAAATAATGTTCCTGACTGGACAGAGATATATCGAACAGCGAGATATCAGGTTGGTACAAGTGATCAACGTGATGGTTTAAATTATGTTCGGGTAATTCATTCAGGTAGTTGGGGTGAAAGAGAGACAAACTATGTGCAATGGGTAAATGATACAGACTCATCAGTTGTAACACATGTTAATTCTGCACTCTCAAACTTTGAAGGTCACTCTTATTATTACTTGAGTGGTGTCAAATACTTCACGCAATGTTCAGGAAGCTTCACAGGAGAGGTTCAGAACGTTTATAACAAAGTATATTCAGGAGTAACTTCTGCAGTTTTAATTAAAGATAGGGTGAACATGGAGCCAAGAACACTAATTGTTAGTGGTTCTGGAATTGTACAATCATCTGACACTTTACGCTCTTCTGTTCCTTTACCACCCCTCAGGACAGATGTTTCAAGCCCTGAGACTTTGCCTATTTTTGTTACATCTTCTTTGAGATTTAGTCAGGGAACTTCTTATCCTTCAGATAATCACACTGCAAGCATGGAATTGCAGATTATGCATCCGATAAAAGGAAATATTGTCTCACCGCTGGTAAGTAAGTCTAAGTTCTTGGTTTTCTCAGGATACAGTGGAGGATTATCAAGCGACATACATTATAATGAATATTTCTTAGATGAGACCTATAGACTTGTATCTGGTTCTTATGGTGCCCAATCTGATGTAACAGATACTGCAAATGAGTGGAATTCAGAATACTCGATGGACGATACTGTAAATTATGCAGATCACTCAACTGGTTTGCTATATTTCAAGCAGCAATTGATATCACCTTCTGAAGCAGATGAAAATGGTGATTTTAGAAATGTGCAAGAAGGTGGAGCAATTCAATCTGCATATGGAAATCCAAACTACAGTACTTTGACAAATGGCACACGTGAGTTTTATAGGGCGTTTAAGAATAACACGACAGCAGACAAGCCAAATATTACGATTAAGTTGTATGGTGATGCGACAATCGTAGGGAGGTCTGGGCTTTATGCGGGTACAATTGGTGCAAATAAGAACATATATGTTGATGCTAAAATACCCGGAAAGACGGGCTTTTTAGATGCAGGTCGACCTTCAGCAGGGAGTGGAAACATTCAAGAAGGTGATGGTGGTTTATCTGGTAATCTTTCAGCAACTGTTGGAGGAAATCCGACAACGAATGTATGCACATTTAATGGTGCTACTATTGATGGAACTGCATCTTCAGCAGGTGAATATGTTGTGATAAGGATACAGGCTTCTGAAGATTGGACAGGTCACTTATCACGAATTCAGGTAGTTTGGAGTTAGAGAGATGGCAGGAAAAACAAATACTTCGGCTACATACTTTGCGCAAAAGAAACTTTTAGGTAAAGCTCACACCTCGAACTTAAAGATTGATGGTGAAGAATTAATCGGTTCAGCGGTTCAGTTATCTGCTAATACAATTTTTGGAGAGCCTGTTCCTGATAATCCCTCTAAGACGCTTTACTTGATGCAAGGTGTAGGAGGAATTGATACTGTTGAATATATTCAATTTAATTTGGATGTCATTACCGGCACAACATATGATGCAAATGATTCAGGTGGTGGTTCTGGTAGTGACTCAAATGAATCTTTACAGACATCTGGTCCTCATGCTTATAAGTTAAGGTTACCAGATGACTATGTTGCATCTTCAAGTAATCCTAACGCTGGTTCTGGGCATTTTGTTAATAATAAGATTATTCATGAGACATTGGGTGGAATTCAGATTGTACCACCAAACTTTTCTCAAGCAATTCCAAACCCGTATATTGTACAGCTTTTTAAAGATGATGGGTCAGGAAATCCAGGTGATGAGATTCCGTTGCTGGATAATATTGATTGGAACTTGGATTATTATAACGGAATCTTGTTTATTCAGGATTATGATGCAAATAAGATTCCTGCGTTTGCAAAGTGTTTTGCTTACACAGGAAAGATGTTGCGTCAGGTTGTTTTAGAAAATGCTGGCTCATCTGGGGTTGTTGGTTCAAGCTCTGGTGGGGGTGGAGCTAGATTTAAGAATGTTTTTGATATATCTTCTGCAGTTAGTGCAGGTGCTGAACTTGATGTTAGTCCAGTTAATTTTGTAACAGGTGGTCATGACAAAGGTTATATTGATGTTTTTATAAATGGACAGTTGATGCGTTCTGGGACATCAAATGATGTTTCAAATGGTTTTGTTGACTTTACGTTATCTAATTCAAGTTCTATTACATTTGGATTTGATTTAGAAGCTGATGATATAGTAACGGTTGTTGTTGCTGAGAGTGGTTCGGTTGGTTCTTCTAATGCAGGAAGGAACACAATATACAATGAAATTTTGAGTGGGTCTGTTGATGGTGTGAATACCCATTTTACTTTTGATCAGACACCTTTTAACACGAATGACATGTCAGTTTTTGTGAATGGTCAGTTGCAATTAATTGCAGGAAAATTGAATTTTCACGATTATTCTGTGACTGGAAGTGATATATATTTTTCGTCCAGTTCTATTCCATCGGAGAATAGCGTGTTGTTAGCAAATTATGTCGTTTAGTTTTGTTGTGGTTGAGATAATTAACAGATATAGTAATAAAGGAAATTAACAAATGTTTGAAACTAGTGATATTGCAATTGCATC